ATGAAAAGGTTGCCGTTAGATACTGTTCTATCCCTGATGCGGCGCGAGAACGTGCTCGGTCATGGATTTGATCTTGACGAACTTGCCCAAATATTCGTCAAACACATCAAAGACACGTTATCACAGGATCAGGTAGAGCTCAGCCTTGCTCATTACCTCGCCAAATCCAAACACAATGACGTCGTCCATCGAAATGAAGTATTAGCGAAGGTTGCTCGGTTCCTTAATCAGTACGGTTGGCAGTTATCTGATTATCATGCTGACTACTACAAAAAATATTTGAAGTTGTTTCGATAAACCTATTCCCCCGCCATTGTGCGGGGGTTATTTTTTGATAATCTTAACTGTCAGATTTGCAAGTCGTATAGAGAAAGTAAGACAGCTAACTAAGGAGGAAGAGAAAATGAAGATGCCAGATTACTTGATGATACTTGCAGAAGGAGCTGATTTCGAGATTTGCAGCAATAGGGGATATGTAATAACCCCAAACTGTGTCAGAAGGTGTATAAGGGTACCCCAAGAGGAGAAATTAGTTCTTTTCGAGATTTACAGTCATTTTAACGAGGAAAAAGGCTATGCTTTTCCAACACAACAAACATTAGCACTATATTTAGGAATTTCTGCGTCAACGGTCAGTAAACACCTGAAAAGCTTAGAGCAAAAAGGATTTATCAAAAGCAGAGGAGGGAAAGGAAAGTCCAAAATCTATTTCCCATCCTTTGATTTGAAGAATAACGTATATCTTATTCTTAGTGAGTGGTTTTTCTTTGCTATTAGAGTGATTAGAAAAAAACTCCATGATTCAATGGGCGCTGAGTGGGCAAATCAGTTGCTACAATTCGTTAATGTAAAAACCTCTAACGAGAATGACCTCTACGGCAAATTTCTAATTAAACTGCAACAGGAAATGGGCTTTGCCCGTGAGGAGGATGCCATTTTAGAATTCTTGAACTACATGAAAAATTATGTTGAACAGATAACCACGCAATTTTTGGCGATAAACTGGGAAGAGGAAATAAAAGTGGCAATAGAAAAAAAAGAAAGAATCGAAAAAAGGACGTAACTACAGAAGAAAAAATAAAGTGAACAACAGTAGGCCAACTTTGCCAGATGACGATGATGATCTTCCCTTTTAGATACCATTGAATTTGTAAAAGTTTGCAGCATAATTTTGAAAGGGTAATGTGCATAATTGCACGTTGGCTTGCATTCATGCATACTACCCTTTGATTTTCGCATACATACTAATATCAGTTATCAATATCAGTAAAGACTATGAATCAATACTATTTAGACTACCGCTTCCGAGGAGGAATAAAAAATCGAGGAAGAAGCTAAGAAAGAAGTAAACTGAAAAGACTCTATTCACTAGTACCAAAAAAGAACCCCCTCCCCTCCGCCACGCACCAAACTTGCTCAGAAAATTTCCCGTAGGAATCATGCCGCCCCAGCGCCCGAGAGGGCGGTCCTTTCTTTGCCTAGGCACTGGGGCGGGTATGAAGTTTGTACGCAGATTCATTTTGAAAATATATTCAAACCGTCTGTAGCCCCTTTACACTCAATATTCCATGTGTTTATCTAATCCCTCAGCAATTTTGTTTCGCCCTTTGACAACAGCATATTGCAAGCTTGTGATCTACCCTCCAATCGCCCATTTTCATTACTGGGCCATGTGTGTGGCGGGTGATTATTCTAAGGGCGTTACGATAACCGTAATTTACGAAACGAGGGATGACTTATGAAAGATCGTGTTGTCGGTTATGTTCGTGTTTCAACAAAGGGACAAGTCAAGGACGGCTACTCCCTTAGTTACCAAACGGAAGAAATACAGCGGTTTTGTAACCTCCACAACCTTGAACTGCTGGACATCTACAAAGATGAAGGCATTTCAGGGGCAAAGGTGGATGAGGACGAGCTAACAATAGAACGTGAAGGCTTGCAGGAAATGTTAACTGACTTGAAATGGCAGGACGTAAAATATGTTGTTGTCCTGAATACTTCCCGCCTTTGGCGTTCGGATATAGTCAAAGTGTTGATTCAACGAGAGCTTAAACGGCACAAAGTCGATGTTAAAGCCATAGAACAGCCCTTCTACAGCATCAATACTAATGACCCTAGTGATTTCCTTGTCATCGGTATGATGGAGCTTTTAGACCAATATCAGAGGTTAGAGATAGCTCTCAAACTTAGTCGTGGACGACGTAAGAAGGCTCAACAAGGAGGTTACGCAGGGGGGCGAGTTGCTTATGGGTATAATGCCAAAAAGGGACAGAAGTCGATTGAAATTAACTGGGATGAAGCGTTAGCCGTTCGACGGTTGTTTGAACTACGGGAGCTGTTCCCAAAATGGTCATTGTCCGAACTAGCTTATCAATTAAATTACGATGGTTATAAAACAAAGCAAGGTAGCCGATTCACTAAAGTTCAGGTAAAGCGAATCTTAGACCGCGAGGATTTCTATAGGGGCTTATATTTCTATGGGAATGTAGAAGCTCAGGGATGTCATACGCCAATTATTTCATGAATGTTCTAGCAGAAATACGCAGAAATGGACACTGTAAATACAGTGCCCCGAAACATTTAAAATTCACTTATCGGTGTCATCGTCTATAGAAATCAATCCAGACTTAATTAAAGCAATAACAAGTTCCCCCAAAACATCCTGAAGGGGCTGACTACCGACAAATTCATGTTGTGCTTTATTCATTCGTTCCACCCCCTCATTGGCTCTATACGAGACATTAAGGGGATTGTTAAGGCTTAACATTGGTGGGGGCATATCGTATAGCGAAATTAGAGTCCTGAAAAGGAGGATAAATAGCTATGCGCTGTGCAATATACGCAAGGGTTAGCACAAAAAGAGATGAACAGCGTAACAGTCTTGATAATCAAATAGCATTCACTACGGGAATTGTAGCCGAAAAAGGTTGGCAGTTAACCAAAACATATATTGATGATGGCGTAAGTGGGACGACTTTTTCAAAGCGCAAAGCCATCCAACAGTTGATACATGACGCTAAAAGAAAGTTCGATGCTGTTATAGCCAAATCTGTTTCTCGGTTCGGTAGAAACTCTGTTGAAAGTATGACTGTAGCAGATGAACTTGAACGCCTGGGCATCCGACTTATTTTCCCTGAAGATAACTATGATACTAGTACGAGTGATACGAAGCTTATGTTTAGGCTGAAAGCCATTTTAGCTGAGGAGGAAAGCCGAAAGCTCTCAGACCGTATTAAGATTGGAAGGCAGACTAGCGCACGTTTAGGCAAGTATCAAGCATCATTAGTCGCCTACGGATATAGACGAGGGGAAAATGGTCAGTTAGTCTTAGACGAGCAATACAGCCTAATCGTCAGGGAAATTTTTGATCTGTACCTTTATAAAGGTTGGGGATGGTATAGGATCGCCAGTTTTCTCAATACACGTAAAATCCCAACCCCTAGAGCAGTATCAGGCGGTAGTAATGCAGGGACTATGTGGCATGAAAGTAGTATTCGTGTCATCTTGGAAAATGTCGTTTATACAGGAGCACTTGTCCACCATCGTGAAGAAACTATTGATTTCATATCAAAGAAACGAAGAGCCATAGAGCCAGATAAGCAAGTCGTAATCGAAAATGCTCACCCTGCCATTATTACAAAAGAAGAGCTTCTTGCCGCCTTGGAAAAGATGAGAACAAAGGGCAGACATAAAAGTAATGGACGAGAAAGTCTCTTTGCACATATTGCCTGCTGTGCTGACTGTGGTAAAGGCATGATGTTCCGCAAAGATCGAAACAAACGAGAAGGCGGGGCCTACGTTTGCGGCGGTTATGTTAAACATACCTCTTCATATTGCTCTTCTCACATTATTGGAAACCAGAAACTTCGTCAGATTGTAATTGACGACTTACATGAGCTAATCTCAAATAATTTGAAATTGGAACAACTATACAGAGTTGTCGGCGGGGAAATCGAACTCCATCAAAACTCTTATTCGAAAGAGTTACAAGGAGTAAACAAACAACTTGCCAAATTAGACAGTGAATTCCGCTCCTTACTCTCATTGTTCCAACAGAAGATAGTTGGAATTGAACAATTTAGATCAACCAACGCAGTCATTGAGGCCGAACAAAGGCGTTTAACTGAACATAAGGTTGAGCTAGAAAGAATGATCGAATCAAAGAAAGATACAGATCGCTATTTGCAAGACTTCCAACGGCAAATCAACAAAATTGCTAAGCTGGACATTAAAGACGAGCAGATACTAAAACAAGTCATCCAAAAACTCATTCATAAGATTGAAGTTCATAATGACGGCAGTATCAAGATTCACTACAACATAGCCCGCCCCTTAAATATCGGGGCATGAAAAAGCGGGGGATTACTCTTTCCCCCGCCAAGTTAGTAACACTGAACACTCCACATGCCCCGTATGCGGGAAGCGTAGTTGATTTAATACTTTCTGTTATAGTGTAATTATTTGTGATTAAATATGGGTTTTTGAGTTTGCTTTTTAATACTTTGTAACCTTTTGTAATACTTGTTGACGAATTTGGTCAACAATTCGTCAACAACTCCCCTTTATATTCATTTATGTACCTTGGAGTTTGGTTGGCAAAAGAAAAAGCCGTTTCCTATAAATAAGAGACGACTTTCTTCATTAAATTACATATCTACCTTCACTACATCCTCAACAGGTATCCACCAAAAATCCTCATCATTCTTTAGCTTAATCTGTTTATACGTTGAATCAAACTTGTCTACCCATCCCCAAGCAGATTCAATTACTCCTCTACCCTCTTTTGTCTCTTTCCACCAGCTAATTGTTAATGCATAGTCATACTGACGTGAGTCAGATATCCTGTAGCAAAACTCGGCCATCTCATCCTCTTCAATGATCGGCTTCTCGATCAGCTTCTTATCCTCGTGATACTGACGTAACATTTCTGCATGTTCTGGCAAGATGAATTTTGTTACAAGTGGATCAAGAATTTTGCTAGCCATCAAAACATCTCCTTAAAATACGAATATGCGTTCTCATCTTATTAGATGATGAGGAGATTATGCAACGAACAATTTTTGACTATCTAAATTAAAAAAGAAAATATTTTTTTAAAAATATACAAAATACACCATAATTAATTACATATTTTTCAATTTATGTTTTGTTTTATGAAATTTAATCTCGTATAATGCAAATGTGTCGGCCGACATAGCTAATATTCTTACAAAGCTTTTTATTCGTTATTCTTACATACACTCATAAAGGAGGTAAGCACTTTTCTCTTTCTCTACAGATAGAGTAAAAGTGTTAAACAAATGAACTTAAAGAAAATAGGACTATTCGCTTTAGCAATGATTATGACCTTGTTTAGTTTTCAAACGTCTTCGTTTGCAGCAGAAGAAATGGAATGGGTTAAAAAAGCACCAATGCCAACAGCTAGATACAACGTTGGTAGTATAGTATACGATGATAAAATTTATGTGTATGGGGGAACTCCTGGACATGGTTCCTTCGCTAATCTTGAAGTGTATGATCCAGCAAAAGACGCGTGGGAAACGTTACCTAGTTCTTTCCATGCTAGAGGTGCTATGGCATTTGTAGAAAACCAAGGAAAATTTTATGCAATTGGGGGAGCCATCAGCTCTGATCGTACTAACATTGTTGAAGTGTTCGATCCTGTTTCAAACAAATGGACATCAGCGCAGTCTATGCCCACACCTCTTCGTTTTGTTAATGCTGTTTCTTTAGATAATACTATCTATACTTTTGGTGGAATTGAAAAAGGAAATGAATCCACTAATTTAGTATATTCATTTAATCCTAATACAAACTCTTGGGTTTCTAAAAACTCAATGCCTTTTAAAGATTCTGCATATCCATTTATTATTAATAATTCTATATATGTAATTCATAATGATTTCGATGAAAAAAAAATCTCTATTTATCTTTATGATCATTTACAAGATTCATGGACTCTAGTAGATGAACTCTTGGATAAAAATGCAGATTCTAACTTCATAATCCATAATGACAAAATTATCTTCTATTCTTCTTCTGCATTATATAGTTATGATTTTAAAACAAAAAAATTAGAAACATATTCTCTAACTACTTCACTTAGAGGTGGTCTTGCTAATGGCATTGTGAACGGGAAACTATATTTAATTGGGGGTACATACGTCGTCAATGGATACACGTCTGGTCCTACTTCAGATGTAGAAGAATTAAATCTTTCTGAACTAATTAATCCAGAACCGGAACCGAATCCGAATCCAGATCCTAACCCTAATCCAAACCCGAACCCTGATCCAAATCCTAACCCTGATCCAAATCCGAATCCAACCGGAAACGCACTCTTAGTAATTTACATGGATAGTGGTTTAATCAAAGAATATGAAATGACAAATGAAGAAATCAGAAACTTTACCGAATGGTATGAAACTAGAGCAAAAGGAAACGGTAGAGAAGCATACATCGTTAATAAGAAATACAACATCGGACCTTTCAATTCTAGAAAAGACTTCATTAGCTACAGTCATATTGAAAGCTTTGAAGTTCAAGAATACAGTAGATAATAAGACACCCCCTCCTACACTACGGAGGGGGTTCTCATGTTATTTAAGGTGATTATTAAGTTGTTTTAATAAAATTATCCCTCTAGGAAGCCCCTAGAGGGATTTCGTGGGTTATAAATAATTAAAGATCCATCTAGTCTAGTATTATATTTCTAACCTCTATTACACAAGTTCTTTCACTGTAAAAACATCCTGGATCTCCTTCCAAAAAACTTTATTCTCAATAAAATTCAAATTATATTTATCTCCCACTTTTTCAATAGCATTAAATAAATGCTCCAAATATGAACAATCAATATGTTTAGTATTAATATAGGTCTCAGGCACGAATCCAAAGTCAATGATATTCTCCTTAATGTACTTTTGTTGTCCATAAGTCAAAATAACCAATTTATTCAAACAGTATTCTATTGTCTTTTTATTGAAATTAAAGGAAACATTAATTTTAGAATATGGTTCTGATTTATTAAGATATAAATTATTTTTTGCCTTATTTTCTGAAAACACATTAAATACGGGATTAAATAATATATAATCAAAATTTGTGATTATATATTTAATCAAAAAACCTGTTGAAGAATATTGCCCCAATTCAATTGTTTTTAGGGTTACTTGTAATAGTACAAAAATAACTGCAAGCCTGAATTCTTGTAATTCCTTTGGCTCATTTTCCCCTGTAGGTGCAATATAATTAAATGGAATAGAGTTTATACCTTCAACCATCTGTAGTCTCTTCGTGGCTTCCTGCAAGTCAGATTGCAAAAGTGAAAATTCTTCTTGTTCAGTACATCTCGACAAAGAATGTGTACTATTATAAATTTGTTTTGTATCATTTTGATGGACAGCATTGACTAAAAGAGCTTTATATACTAACACTAAACCTTTTTTCTCATCCCAATCTTTTGCTAACTCTTCCATTCCTTTATAAATAGGATCAAGACCAATATGCTTATCCCCAGACATTAATATTGCCAATTCTTGTAGGCAGGTTAAAAACTCAGTATTTAATTCCTTGGAGCGTGGCTTTAAAACAAAGAAAGTGTTAATTGCTTTGTATGCTTCTTCGATTTTATGATAATTTGATAACTCTTTAATTAATGATATGTGATTTCTTAGTATGGTCTTATACAACCCCTGAAATTCTACCTTATCTTTTTTTAATAAATATTCGAATCTGACCGTATTATCTATGTAACTTAAACGTGGCCATTCAAATAATTTACTCAACATGAACTCCCATTTCTTATAATTTATCTCATAAACCTCATTCATATTTTTCTCAACAGAGACAGTCAATAGTTGATATATACTTTCGATATACATATGTAAAATGGGGTACGTAATGATTCTTCGCTTTTTTGTTGGAGCGAATAGCAAATTAGAAATGACATCATCAGTTTCTTTCAACAAATCATTTATCAACCAACGAACGTTCACATTCCTTAAAGTATCTATTAGCATTCTTATTCCGTATATGACCGAAAAAAAAGCTACTATTAGCCAAATCATAACCCTCGTTGAATGTGGGTAAGTAGTATCAATATTCATTGATATTGTATCTAGCTTTATAACATACACTAGCGTTTTCCCAAATAAAATTGTTAAAATTGATAATATAACAAAGATTATAAGTGACTTGTTTCTAGAATAAATCCCACTTGCTGATGCCGTTTTTTGTTCTCGATAAGAAAATACATAAAGAGTTAAACTGATCGGTAAGGCAATCCCCAAAATATTTGTTGTTATGGTTATTATATCTAATAAAAATTGATTAACTGTTAATCCTATTATGTTGTTAATATATAACGAGCCAAGAAAGTTAAATAATGTAATAAAAATAGTCGGCAGTAAAATTAAACTAATCCATATATTTCTGATAAGGATTTTTCCAAGTGAAGAGACCCAAGAATCACAAACCATTCTTATCTGGATTATAAATACAATAACACCAATTAAAGATTTAAATATAAACTCTCGGACAAATTTAAATCTTTTTGGCAAATCCCGAACGTTTTTACGGAACTTTTCGAATGTTCTCTGTTCCATTTCTATAGAAACTACCTGTAGACTAATAATTATTAATGAAAAGAACAATAATGACCATCTAATTTTCTCCATTTAATCAAACCACCCTCTGTACAAAAAAAGAGAGGAAAGAAGTATTAGTTACTTTCCCCTACTAAAAATTGTTTGTAATAATTACTCATATTTTCCAATGTAATAATATTATTGGAATGGTCATGGTTAGCAACATCTCCACGAGCAATTCTCCAAGGTGCTTCTCGATGGGTTAATTCTTCAAGCTCTTTTCCAGTATAGGTACCATAAAGCCCCCATACAAATTCAAGTATAGCTTTTGTCTTCGGAAGTGAATCGAGCTTTATGTTTATTTGATTTAAAGTTTCTTTTTGTGGTGGAGTAATAACGTCATATCCCCAGTGTTTGTACATACTGTATAAAGAAGGTATAACTGGTCCGTGAACCCAGGCTTCGATTTCTTCATTAAATAATGGTTTATTTAGTATGGTTTTATGCCAAGATTGAGCATAGTATACAAGCTTTTGTAATTTTAAATGGGTAATAGCATGAGGCGTGTCTGAAACACTCTTTGATAAAAAAAACACAGCGACATCAAATACATTTAACATGTTTCTTCATCCTCCTCTTTAGTTATTAATTTAATTCTAAGTTATTCCCTTAAAAAAGTCACCAATTGTATTGCATTTTATTTCAAAAAAGTTTATAATACCATATTTTGTGCTCATGATCATTCCGCATACAATATATGGTATCATTTTATGTTTTAATGCAATTTTTCCATTTCTCCTTGTATTTTCATAGAGCATTTGTAATTAGTTTTCTATTCTTATTTTACCACAAAATAGCCAAAAAAGGAACATTTGTTCCCGTTTTAATCAAAAAAGGCATTCCAAGTGTGTGCTGACATGCTCTTTAAACTTTGTTCTTATTAGTTCTTTCTTGCTTGCCCACTAGCTACTCGCAACTTATCTGCCAACTGTCCAATCCTAAGAGCCTTATCCTTCATCCCCATAACAACAAGAAGGATTACCTTCTCCCCAAGATATGAAACGAAATATGACGATGCGTACAATGGTGCACTTATTGCGGCAAAGAGTAAACGGTTTGAAAGGAAAAACCTACTTCATTCGATACATACATAACTTTCTCAAGATATCCCTCCTACTATTGTGGTGTTTGTACTAAGAAGAAAAGATACTGGTTTATGAAACTTTTGGAAAAGGATAATCGTCCATAAGATTAGGACAATAAGGTATTATTATAGAGGAGTTGTAATTACATGGTAAAAAAAATCGGTATAGCAGTGCTCTTTCTATTGATTGGCATCTATACAATTAATCTTCAAATTGAAAAAAAGGAACTTGAGTTAAGAATGGAGATTCTTGCAGGGCATAATTTATTTCTTCTTCTAACTACTTACGATGAAATACACGATTTGCTCAATTCAGATAAGCAAAGCACTGACATTATTATTAATGCTAAAAAGAAACTTGAAAGTATAAAAGAGTCCTCATCAACTATTGATACTGCTATAGGTCGTGGGGACTTACAAACAATCTATTTTAAATTTACTGAGATTTTTTCACGTCTTGAAAATATTAATATTTCAGTTGGTAATAATAAATTAAAGGAGTTAGTTGAAATCAAGGGTCTAATACAAGAACTAAAAACGAGCATTCTTGAAACTTATTATGAAAAAAACAATACTGAAGGTGGTAAAGCTGAATTGTACATAAAAGATTTTGGCAAGATCGATGCATATATTGAAAAAATAACCAAATTCAATAAGGAATTCACCCTAAAAAATTAATCTTCGGCTGAGCAGCCCCCTTACAAAAAAAAGGTTGAGCAGTTCTAATTTGCTCAACCTTTTATAATTATTATCAATTACCAGCTTCAAACCTATTGCTAAAGTAACTTGATGTCAATATATTCAGTACACCTTTTTTGTAGCTTCTATATCCTCTTATGACTTTTAAGTTACCAACGTTCTGTCCGCAAATCATCAAAATAGTCAATGATACCTCTCATAATATTACTAGCAACGTAAGATAATTCTCGGGAACTATCTAACCAGCTGTCATCTATTTGGCCAATTTCAACCAACGTTTTTGCACTGGCCTTGGTGTCTCGTAGTATTGCAAAGTCCTCTTCGTAATAATTCATATCATTATTAATGGCAATATTTTTCGCCAAAGTTTTGGAGGCTTTTGCATCTGGATGATGAAATGAACCAACTCGACCGTATTCAGTGTTTACATGAATACTGACTAATACATCCATTCGAGAAAACTTTTTATTAATGTACTTTACTCGTTTATTGATATCGTCGTTGATATCTTTGCCACCAAAATCTGTATCCCGAGTACGAGTCAAATAAACCGTTGCACCTTTTCTCTCTAATTTATCTCTAAGAATTTTACTCATTTCTAAAGTAATATCTTTTTCTTTTCTATCTCGATTGGTCTTTCCATCAAATCGCCCACCATGCCCTGGATCAATAATAATTGTTCTACCTTTCAATATTGTACTCATTTATTAAACTCACCTACTAGTATAAGATAAGATAACCTGGCCAGAATCATCTTTCACTTATCTAGGTAAAAAATCAAAGGAAATAGCAACTAATTTATTTATTTATTTATTTATTTATTTATTTATTTATTTATTGTGCCGTAAAACCACTGCCTTTAGATATGGTTATCAAGCACTCACTGGCCAAATATCACCTTTGCGAATAGCTTCTATCATGGCAACCTTCATTTCCTGAATGCTATCCTCCCTTGACATTTTAATAAAACACGCGAGATATTCCATGTCCGGTTCAAGACATTCAATGATTTCCATTAAAGCCTGATTATCACCAGTTTGGGCACGTTTTAGCATTATACAGAACGAGTTATTTTCTGTGCTAGTAACCTTAAATATTTTATCTTGCATTTATTAACTCCTTGTCTTGTGATGTTTAATTTTCTAGCTACTTCCTCTTCAGTCATTCCGTCAATTACGGTACTTTTGATAATAAAACGTGCTTTTTCAGGAAGTTCACTTAATAACTGTTGTACATAGAGTTGAGAGGCTACAGTTTCCATCGTATCTTCACCAAATCGTGGTTCAATCATTGTTGTTTCAATACTACTGCGTTTTTTAGAGGTGTATTGTAAGCGCCAAGCAATTCGTCTAAGTATTCTTTTACAATGTTCCTTCATGAGTTCATCGGTCAAGAGTATCACCTACTAATAAAATCTCTTCAAACTAAGTGGGAACCTAATTTTTTAGCCATATTGATAATTAACGTGGCAGCATAATCACCTAGTACAGTTCCACCTTTAATAGCATTATTTTGCCAATATTCAGGCGTTTTAATGATGCCAGCTTTTACTAGAACCTCTAATGATTTATCTAGATCACTCATAGATGCAACTCCTCCTTTTGGTTTATAAGGATGTCCCACGTATCCACAAAATGCTTTGACAACAGCCTCTGCATACATCTCCCAGTTAGCTTTTAACAGTGCTGCGTCATCCGGATTGTCGATAAAACCATATTCCATGATCGTTATGTCTACAGTTCCTGTCTCTCGATGCATGAAATAGTAGTCAGTACCACCATTTCCTAGGCGACTATACACCTTACGGAATTTCTGGCCACAATCCACGACTGATTGAACGAGCGCTTTTGCCAGCTTGTCAGTCGCATGAATCGAATGGATAGCCTCCACACCTTCGCCACCACCGGCGTTTATATGGTTTGAAATGCAATACTTAGCCCCGCTCTGTTTAACAGCTCCTGTGCGCTGTGATGGTGTCAGACTGGTATCTGCTGTTCTTGTAATTGCAACTGGTAGGCCCAACTCCTTGAATCTATTAAATTGATACAAACTAATCTGGAGGGTGAGATCCTTTTCTCTCATTCCGTTTCCAACAGCTCCAGAGTCAGTGCCGCCATGTCCTGGATCGATAATCAAAATAGGTGTGGCCACTCTATCAACTCCTTGGTCGTATTTGTAAAGTTGGTACTCTTCGATTCGTTTGATAAGCTTTGAAGCGTATTGCGAATCGGTTGCATAGCCTGCTTTCTCAATCTCATGGCAAGCGGTGCGCCAATCGGCGTTAATAATCTTTGCGTAACGTGGCCGCAACAAAAACTCCGAATGATCACGGACAGAATCTTCCCAGTTATAATATTTGCGAAAAGGAGATATCCTTGTTACCTTCACCCCATTTTCTTCTTCAGGAGAATCCCGCTCGTAACTGCCAGCAGGTCCGGCACCTTTAATGCCAAACCAATTATTTGCATTGACTGCCAGCTCAGAGGCTCCCCATCCGGATTCTAATATACCTTGTGCAATGGTTAGGGATGCGGGGATGCCAGTACGTTGCATTTCTTTAATGGCTATAGGAGCCAATTTGTCTATAAAGTCTTGTGGTCTCATTGCTCCACATCTCTTTTCCGAAACGAGTTTTTTGTTCCCGAATGAATCCCAATAGCAGCCGTTGCCTCAATGAACGCAATCTTTCCAGCTTCGAGTAAATCGCCCCCGTAGAGTAAAGCATTGATCGCATTATAAGCAACTGCCATGACAACAATAGCAAGAGGAATGTAATCATTTGGGAACCAACTCCGTGTTTTCAACCATGCTCCTGACGCCATTACTACAGCAATCACTAAACCGATCTCTATCATGTATCAGCCCACCTTTTCTTTTAGTTCCTGCAATTCGTTCTCTAGCCCATTCAAACTGCGTTCAATCTGCTGTAATGTCCCTGTGTTTCTTTCCAGTTGAATTACCATTCGCTCGTTATGTTCCATAAGCTTTGTTTCACGTACCTCGGCTTGTTTTACCAACCTTGTTTCCCGTTCTTTCCCCTCTTTTTTGGTAGAAAACAGTAGCCATACAAACAAAGCCGCAAATGGTCCTTGTGCCAACATGGCATTAAAAATCCCTTCCTCCATATGTCCCTCTCCTCCACACCCCCTTGGGGCAAATAAAATAGGGAGCCGAAGCTCCCCATTGTTGGTTTAGAATAAAGTTTGATTAAAAATCACTCTAAACCTTGATTTCACTGCATATAAAAAGCCATTGTTTTGAACAAAGATTGATCAAAACAATGGCTCTCTTCTACTTTTCAGAACTGTTTTTTATAAAAAAGTTTGATTAATTTAATACTCCTTATTCCACTAACGCACCTGTTTGTTCAATAAGGATTACTCATTTGAATTTTTATTGTTAACTTTCCAATCATCGTATTCTCCCCAAGCTATATATGCTATACCTATTAATAAAGCTAAAAGACTAAACGTGCTTAAAGTATTCCCAACACTACTTAACATTGCATCATATATCGAGTTATCCCAACTAACAACACCCGAACCAAAGATTGAAGCACTAATATATTTTGCCGATATTAAAAAGGCTGATATTGCTATAAAAGCAACTCCAGTTCCCCGTTTATTCATGCAAACCCTCCGTTCCTAAAAATATTTTACCACAAAATCCTATTTTTTAATTAAGCTATTCTGCTCCGTTAGTGAAATAAGAAATTCTAGCTCACAGGATTTCTTATCAAACTTTTTTATAAATGATCAGACTTTGTTTTAAATTATCAAACTTTATTTTAAAACCACACCCATGAAAAAACGCCCATCTCGTTATAGAGAAAGGCGTTAACTGTTCTTTGGTTTTTCGATTTGCTCCACGATAAATTCAGCAACAGGTACTTTATACTCTTCTGGAAGTGATTTAATCTCCCTACGGCCAATCTCCACTAAATAGGCGTAAACTTTGACTCTATATGGTTGCTCCATTCTATTTTCCTCCTTTAAGTAGTTCTATTTGGGCACGTAATTCAATAATCTCCTCAGATTGAACAGCAATGGCGTCATAAGCTTCTGTCATGGCGTTTATCTGCTGCTCCATTTTCTCTTTAAGAGCTTTCAAATCGTCGGTATCTCCTGAAGGTACTTCTACATATTCATACCAGAGTTCCTTTGTTTTCAAGTTAATATACAAAGAAGCTCGTTTTCCGATTTCATCTATCACAGGGGGAATGTAATCAACTAGAATACCTACTTCCTCTAGCTCTTCCTTGGTTTTTCCAAGTCCATCTACTTTATCAAACGGCTTGTAGTGAATCATGGTTACAAGCGCCTTTGTGTCTGTTTCCTTTACATACTGTAAGAATTTCATGCATTCATCACTCCTTTATTTCGTAATCGCAAAGCTACTAGGAAGTTTCATAACATACGAACCGTAGGTGCGTCTTCCGTCTAGGTAAATGTCATCTGTCGTAGAAACGGCAATGGAGCCGTAACCTATCATTGAATTAAGAACAATATCTTTTTCCATGATCGTACCACTCTCGTTCACTTTGATATACGCGCTATCAACAGTAGAATCACCAGAGTAACGAACAAAAATGTTACCATCCATACTAATTGCGAGATCCCTTGCCAAATTTCCATACATTGACGGAGGAGTCACCTCCCACAGTTGAGAAAGATACGAAGTAAATTTAACTAATGTTCTTCCTTTTAATCCGTACAGATATCTACCATCCGTTTTCCATTTGAATACGCCTGGATGTGGTGAAGAGGTAAATGCTCCATCATTTGTGTTCATATTGTAAAGTTTATCTCCAAGAACAAGTACCCATGTCCCGGTTACAGCTATTGAAGTCACTGATGTTCCAATTGTGTTTTTCCAAAGTGCCTTTTCCCAAAGAAGGTCACCAGAAGGACTGTATTTTAATACCTTGTTATTTAATGAATCACGATAACCCACATAAATATTACCTTCGGTGTCAAAGGCGATAGGAGAGGCTTCGTGATTTTTAGACCAAATTACTGCCCCGTTCGTTGTGTTTACCTTGGCAAATTGAAAGGTAGTCGTGCTACTTGATGGAAGAATTGCGGAAACATATAGTTCATTTAAAGGACTAACCCCCATAGTAAATATCGTGAAATTCTCCACTTTCCACAGCTCATTGAGATGCTTATCAAACTTGTGTAGCCATTGCTTATCACGAGATGAACTTCCTTCACAACCAGCGTAAATGTTATCGTTACTATCTCGATCAATCGCTGATACATGAGTCTCTTGATTTAATCCACCGATGTTTTGAGTGTTTACAATTGGACGTCGAGTTAGATTGTCTAGAGACGTATAAGGTATTTTGCTATTTATTTTGTACTTCCCCAATCCTATCCCATGATCTCGCAATACCTCAGTACCAATCATTTTCGTTTCACCTCATTTACTGGATTCCCGTTAGCGTCATAAGTGATATCATACACCTCTCTCTTTCCTGTAGTTATTCCATCAGGTCCGTAGTATTGTCGTGTCTCTACTGTGTACACATTCCCTACTTTATTAGTTAAAACTGAAGTCATATAAGTTGTTCCATCTTCTCTTTTGTACTCAATAACTGTGTGAATCTGAGTTGTCGCGTCGTAACCACTTCTGTATTTATTACATGATCCCAAAGCGTCTTTATCCTCTGGCGACATAAAACCAGCCAGTTTGTTTGTTGCTAAAACGTGAGCTGTACCACCAGCACCTGCATGTTTACCAAAATCCTCCTGGGTGGCAACTTTTTTGTCGATGATATCCCAATTTTCATTAAAAGGCGCCCGTAAAACATTTTCATTACCCAATGGTTTTTTAATACCTAATCTTGGCGTTAATGTCGGCATATTTCCTCCCCCTTTATGGTCTATATACTTCTAATTCATTCCACGTTAGATTTAATTGGTCTAACTCATCCCATGTGAAGTTATAAGAATCTAGTTCATCCCATGTTAGATACGTGTATTTATATTCGAAGTTTAAATGAGCTGGCTTTAACTCTTCGATGATTGTAGTAAGGTCCTCTATATTAGGTGGAATACCCAACGTCCCTACAAAGTGGACAACAAACCGATACTCAGAAGCATATTCGATTATCTTTACTTCTCCACCAGAAAAGGCAGCCGCCACGTTTTGTAGCATTTCTTTTGTAACCGTTCCTGTGCCTCGCTTTTTAGCCATTACAACCGCACGACGTTGCTCCAAGGGCTTACTTCTATTGGTTGGGATTCCGTACTGTTGTTCCCATAGATCAAGGCCCCACGTTGCTTTGTGTATGAACCTTTGGTCAATCGCTTCCCTTTCAGCTTGAATGATGGCCACTACTTCTTTGGACAAAGCGTTTTGTAGCTCTACCATCTCCTCGAATTCGTGGTAGTCACTGGGGAGATATTCAAGTAAAGAGTCTTCCATTGTAATCACCACTATTCTACTAATGTAACGGTTCCAACCACCGGTACTTCCTCTTGCCCGATCTCAGCATTCGCTACCTTTCCATTAACCGTAAGGTCTGAATGGTCAATCACTCCCTTGATTCCAAGGAGAATGGAACTGACCTTTGCATAACTCACCACAGGCTCGTTGAATGATATGGAAAAATAATATTCATCCAGCGCCTTTTGAAACTCCTGAATAACTTCAGCAAGGATAGCTCCTTTTATTAATTTGATTTTTGCATTTACATCAATCTTCTTAGCAGTAGCCGTCTTTACCGTGACAGCAGGCCCGATTGGTCTTACCGTTTCGATATACTCAGCCGTTTTGGCTATAAGTTCGTTGATTACAGGCTTATGCTTTGGATCAATGATAATCACTTTGACCGTTCCAGGACCATTCCATAACGGGATAACCTTTGCCGCACCTACTCCTTCTACACTTGTTGCCCATATGATGTAATGAGCCTTGTTTCCACTGGTAGCCTGCATCCTCACCTTAAATAGCAGACGTTTTTTTATTTCTTCCTCTGATTCCTCTTCTGCTCCTGGTTCAAGAATATCTGTTAGCTCAGCTTTCGCTAACCCGTCGATATAATCAGTAGGAATTAATGTTCCCCCTACCTGATTTCCAACGATTCCTGGAGTCTCACAAATCAAGACATACTCGCCTTTTTTAATCCTCTCAATAGCCTTGTAATTTAGGATATCAATAGAAAAACGACTTTCTAACGGAATATCCATCGGCTCATTGTTCTGGTCATAAAAAATACCCTTCCGTTTAGCAGGAAGAGCATCCTTTATTTCTATTCCGTTGTCATGGGCTAAGTATCTAAGGAACTCCCCTGAAGACGTTTCGATAAATCCAATCCTCAAAGAAGTCATGATGGCTGTATAGACCTGCGCTATTTCTACTGCCGTAGGAGAAGCAGCATCATAAATAATTGAGCCTTCTCTCTTATCCAGCGTATGTTTGATTGAATCTAAAACACGATTCATGATGACATCAAAAGTCTGATCTTCATACAATTACATGTCCACCTCCTTCGTGATTTTAAAATCACCATACTTAGAGATAACTGTACAAGTAACAGTGGCGCTATCCCCTTCTATTTCAATTTCAAAGTCTACGACATCAAGAACTCGATCATCCTGTAGCAACGCCTCTCTGATACGTCTTACGATCTCAGAACGAAACGTCACCTCATCTAACTTAAACGGTGGTTCAAAGCCGTAATCAGGCGAATAAATAAGATATTCATATCGTTCGGTTGATAGGATTTTGTAGACAGCTTGCTCTAAAGCCTCTAAACCATCTGTCATGGTAACGATTCGTTTCGTTTTAAAATCTAGTTTATACGTTCTACTTGGCTGCTCCTGTTCCTCGATGATGGAAAACGTTGTAAAGCCTTGTGGTAATATGCTCACATGATTCACACCCTATCTAAAATTACAAAGCTATTTCCTCCCTGCATTCGTAGCAACAAAAGTTTATTTCCTTCTTCGAAGTCATATTTCTGTACAGCTTCAGGGATAATTAGAAATTCTTCTGTAAGTAATAACTTTTGCTCAATATTGACCTCTAGTGGATCTATTTTTTCGACGGTACCGAAAAGAACAACAACAGGACTTTGTGAATCATTTACTCCTTGACTTACCTGTTTGATTGCTCGTAACAAACTCATTAAATCACCTTCAATTCCACGCTCATGGTATGTTCTGTTCCATCAAACTTATGGGTGCATTCATCCACAAGAAAAGGCTGATTTATCCCCAGTCTCTGGATAGAAACGGGAACAAAACAGCCTGCCCTGACTCGGATATCACCGATAGCGTTAAGTGATAACCTTTTTGTCTCTCTGTTTTTTACAGCAATTAAAGAATTGAGGAGCTGAGTGATTTGCGCTTTTGTTATTCCTTCATCAACCTTTTTAAATAGTTGTAGACGCCCCCACTTGTTAATGCTTGCTGAATCTTGTGCAATATAGACATCACGTTTCTTTGATTTCTTGTTGTCCTGTACGATCTTAATCCGATTATAAGTATCCGTATCAATACTTGTATCATAACTGTAATCGTACATGAGACTTTCATCACCTAAGTAAAAGTCAAGAAACATACTGTTTGAATCCCTCAAGACAAGCTGCCCAAAGTCATCGTATAGAACAAAGTTTTTCCCGTTGGCCATGATTGTTGCATCTAGCGCTTTGTAGATGATATCTAATAATTTCTTATCATCCTCCAGCATAGTAGGAATCTTGTATCCACTACTTTCAAGATTCCCCGTTTTTAATCCCAAATCTCCAGCAATCTTTTGAATAATTTCTGTTGCTGTTTTGTTTACAAATTTATACGTATCATTTGTAAGCAAATACCTGAGTTGATCATAAGCAGTAATTTTTACATCCTCATCCATTCCAGAACCAATCGTCATGATGTAGCCATAGAAAACGTTGGTCCCGTCCTTTCGAAACCTTAAAATATCACCCGTGTTGATCTGAAATGATGTATCTTGATAGATACCCCGATCTACAAAAGAAAAAGACAAGCTAGAGGGTTTTCCGAACCGGCTTGTCTTCCATGTAACACCTTCTGTTATATCTGTGATGTCCCAAACGTTCCCCTTCTTGTTGTCTATTAGAATTTCCAAGCCGTTGCACCTCCTAACTAGGCAGTTTCAGTGTAGTGCCAACCTTCAATTTCTTTGCCTGTGCATCTGTAAGCCCGTTTAGTTTTTGTATCTCTCTCCACCTATCCCCTTTTCCATAGGCTTTCTTGGATATCACCCACAAGCTATCACCTTTCGCTATTTTATGGGTCTTTGGTGGCTGCTTATCAGTTGGACGGGGGGCAGGTTTCTTTTGTACCACAGTTTTTTCTTTCCCAGATGCATCCTTGATTTTTAGAATATCTGCTTTTTTAGCCGCATAGAATTTGTACTTTTTCAGCGTCATGCTAAACTCGATATCCCCACCCATTCCAGCCGTCTCTTTCCAGTCAAACGATTCAATGGATACTGCCTCGTTGATATCAAAACTCTGACCTGTGTAAATAAAACGTAAGGGTCTTTTTGTTTTCAACCATTCTAGAATGAGTGTTACATACTCTTTTGGTGGTTTTAAATTAGCTGGCCTAGAAACATGTGGATATGCCTGATTTGGAAATTCAGAAGAAAATTTATATCCAGAGAGTTTAGGCTCCTTGATAACGTTAATTTCACCTAAACCAACTGTTGTATATGTTTTACTATTACTACCGTCACTAATTTCAATGCTTTCTGGTAACACGGGAAAGTAGATAATTTTTTCTTCGTTGTTATAACTGAGGCTCATCATGACATCACGCAAGGTCATACGCCCCTTGAGTAGAGTTCGCTATCTCTCTTTCTAAAGACTCGCTGATCTTAGATGTAATTTCCTCTACATCACTTTTAGTTGATCTATCAACAGGAGTAGCGTACCCTTTTTCTTTTAAAAAAGCATAAAATGCATCAACGAATTTAGCATATTCCTGAATATCGCCATAGGGATTATCAAAATAGAGTTCAAGTATCAGTTTCCCGTCTCTGATGCCCTGTTCAATCTTATAGGTTAAAACTCCTACTTCCACATTTCTGCTCATCTTTTCTCCCCCTTATTTACAGTCCATATACACCTTGTGCAGAGTTTGCAATCTCTTCTTCTAGTGACCTAGTAATTCGTGCAACGATGGTATCAATATCAGCACCTTTGTTGATGTCTCCTGTTTGAACCTGTACGGTAGGAGTAAGTGATACAAAGTTTTGGATACTCTTCATCTCTGCTAACTCGCGCATCATTTTCAAGTCTTCATTTGAGATATCTACTTTGTCTTTGATTTTCCCTACTTCATCGACTCTACCAATATTATTAATTTTCCCGTTTACGTTTGGATTGAATGGAGTATTAGTTTTAGTCGTTAAGTTAAAACCTTTGTAATAACCTTCTCCGAAAGCTTGGTTTAAATTCTTTTCTGCCATACGATACTTGGACAGATCAACAACATTTCTATCAGTAGTAGGCCGTTCTATCATGTCCATCATAGACTTGATATTGTTGCTTACAGCATGAATGTTATTTTCGTCAAACAACTTAGCTCCCTTAAAATCGGTCCCAAACATTTCATTTGTCTTTTGGGCAAGCCAGTTGAACCCTTCGAGTGTTTTATTGATAGATTGAAGAATAGCCTTCATAAAGTTGCCTGCAAAATCTTCAGCAGATCGAGACATATTGTACATATGGCCACCAAAGAGAACAGCCGTATCATAGAACAACTTTTGAACGGCATACACAGGATCAATAAACACATTTACAAAGAACTCAGCAAAGGCTAGAACTCGATTCCACAGAAAAGCTATGCCGTTATAAACTGAAGCAAAGAAGGTATAAAATAGACCTACTGCAAAGCCTACGACCTCTTCTGTTGTCACTCCAAAATATCTAAGTGTACCAATCAATGACACTACTGCGATTGCCACCAATACAATAGGCCAGTGAGCTATAGCCCACGCTGCTCCTGAGGCTAAAATAGGTGCCACCATACCCCATAAAGCCATTGTTAATGAACCTACCTTAACCAATAGTGCTGGTAAATACGCTGTTGATAAAATCAAGAAGAAAGCAAGTATTTCAGGGTAATACCTATCAACCACACTCCACAGCCATAAGGCTCCATCAACTACAGCCGCAAGTGCTGTAGCAACAACTGTCAAACCTTTACTGAGCAACACAAAAAAGCTCATGAATTTCTCTGATTCAAAAGCTTTGTTTAGTGTAGTAATCATTGGCATTAGAGCTGTTACAGCTCCTTTACCAGCATCCGCAAACATAGACTTCATTCGATTCAACATAATCTCCCATTGTTTTAAGGGAGAATTAAGCATCTGCTCAAATGCCTCTTTGCCCATATGTTGATAGTCCAAAAGTTGTTTAAAAGCTTTTATGAAACCTTGAACATCTCCAGCCTTACCTAACTTATCAATCTTAAAATTTCGAATATCTGTTTTACCGATATTAAAGCGTTCTGACAAAGAGACAATATCACCACTTAAAGCCTCTTTAATAGAGAAAAAGGCTCCTTCGATACCCTGTCCGGTATTATCGAAAGCCGCCAACTGTTTAGCCATCATGTTCAGTTCTTTTAACTGTCCGATTTCAGTTGTTACAGATAAGTTACCTAAAGCTCCTCTCATATACTCTGCTACATCCGCGCCAGCTCTTAATGCATCCGCCCTGAATTCTTCAAACATCCTTGTTCCCAAAGCATCATTTCCAGTACGTTCCTTTAACATATCAAGGTATGTTTGTTGCTTCATAGCCTCACCAACTGTAACTCCACCCAATTGGGCTAATGCGTGAATGCCTAGATAAGCTGACGCGACACCTTTTAAGGTAGTAATTAACCTATTTCCTATTCCTGCTGTGCCACCCAATGAATTCCTTAAATGTTCTTGATCTGATACAGCACGTCTTGTAGCGTTTGCTAAATCTACCTCTGCACTTGCTAGTTTTCTTGTAACAGTATCCAGCGTTTTAATAGCAGAGGTATCTGCATTTGTAGTTACAGCCATTTGGCGCATTACACCAATAGTCATGTTCATGGCTTGTGTTATTTGTTTTAGGGGTCCTGAAAATCCATCAAATAATTTTAAGCTAGAACTTACTGTAGCCATCCATGTTATCCCCCCAATCAAAAAAGCACCCATCTAGGGTGCCTTGTTTCTCTATTCTAATGAAAATCTATCAGTTTCCGTGTCCGTTTTTACATCAAATAAATATATTTCGTTTCCGCCTGGGGCATATCCCCCACTTGGATCAATCTTCCCTAAATTTGGCTTTGTTCCCTTTTTAACATTTTGATCTTTATTAAAGAAATGAACCACACCAAGCTTGTCTCCATACTTTGATTTTAATTCTTTAATAATTGCAGTTGTGCTTGCTTTGTCTACTACATCAGTTTGGATAAACAACATATTTTGTTTTTCTAGGTTGTAAATCACTTCATACTTAACATCTGACTTTTCAACGTTTACATCAGAAAGTTTACCGAAAGCCTTTATATTCAGGTCCAATTTGTCCTCGTGTATCTGTTTTGTGACTTGAATCCGTCTTTCTGTTGCGTCTTTTCTCAGATCTGCTACTTCATATTCATAAACCTCAGCAGAACCCTCAAAATTACCCGATATTTGGACTTTACCAGTAAAGGCCTTATCGCTTTCGTTTCGAATTACCCATTCTATCTGACCAACGTTATTCACCTTATCGTTGTTCAAAACTTTTGCTTCCACCTTGATTGCATGTGTTGCATCAACTTCCCCCTCTGCATTAACGCAAGCTGTTGTGAGAGCTGAGACACCTGCAACAATTAGAGACAACACAAGTTTTTTGGTTGTACTCTCCCTTTTAATAGACATGAAGAAACCCCTTTCATGTGTTTTATACAAGTTTAACACGACTAAAAGGGGTTTGGCAGGATATGGGTTACTATTTATCCATATTCTTCATTGCCTTTTTCTCTTCTTCTAGTCGAATCTTAACAAAAGCATATACAGCAGCTTTCCATTTTGGTGGATATTCTGATAGTTCCCAAGGGAAAATCTTATGTTTGTGGAAGACGTAGTAAGCTATATTCCACCATACATCGCCTTCCTCGACTAGTTTTTTATTTCATCTGCCATCTCGTCTACTTCTTTATCGTAGCCATTGATAGCAATAACTTCTTGCAATAAATTTGCGAACTCACCAGGGAATAACATTTTACGAATTAAGTTATCTGCACCAACTACATCATATGATTTTTGTAACTCAGCATTATATAAATCCGGAAACACAACACTCTGCAAAACAAGCTCCATATTGTATAGTTCGTTATCAAGTTCAGACGTATATTGATTTTTTTTAACTTTTTTGCGGACTGAGGCTTTTTTTCGTACTTCTTTATTTTCTTCTTCTGAAATGGCTTTGATCTTCCACTTTACTACTTTACCTTTTTTATCTTTAAACTTATCTGACACAAATACTTCCTCAGTAACATTCATATTTACGTTCTCTGCAAAAAACACTGATAAATCGCTCATTAATATATTCCCCTCTCAAATTGTTTATTAAAATGCATACTAAAAAAGACGCTCCAAATTAAAAGGGCGCCTTTTTGTAAAATCATGTTATAATCTTCCATGTACATAGACTCGGCTCTCTCAAGGGTGGTCGGCTCACCTCGTTTTTCCCTATTAATTAGGGAAGGGAGGTGAGAGCATGGTGTCAATGGTTGAAGCGATCAACTTGGCTATTAACTTTGGAGTGTTTACTCTTACACTTATAACTGTTTTTATAGCCTTAATAGGCTTGATCGTTACCATTTGGCTACAAAATAGAAAGAAGTAGATCACCCTTGAGTTTCGGACCTCAATGATCTACTTCATCGAAAAGTGAGTCGCCCCCTTGAGGGGACAGTCTCTTGTACACAAACCGTAGGTGCTACCAACACCTGCGGTCTTTTTATTGTATGCGTATCTTGACGATTATAAACATGTTTAAAACAATTTAAAATAATTTAAAACATTTTTAAACATTCCTTGTTATCCCTATGATACACTACCCTTTTTAGCAACATCAAGAGTTTAAAACATTTTTAAATAGAATTTTTATGATTAGACAAATACAATATAGTTCATTTCTTATATTTGTCTAACCTAATTGTGACTTCGCAATACTAACCGTTAATTTTTATTCACACCATAAACAGTAAAAAATTGGTATAATTTAACTTGGCGCAGACATTATTGAGGTGAGATATGTTTAAAATAACTGGTCTTGACAAGCTTGAAAAGGAACTGAAAGGACTTCAGAAAAAAGTTGATAACTTATCATCAGAACCAGCTACATTTGATGAGTTGTTCTCGAAAAGTTTTATGGAAAAGTACACCAATAGCAAATCCTTTGATGAGTTCCTTATTCTTGGTGGTTTTGAAGTCACCTCGCAAGAGGATTTTGAAAATATTGATGAATCAGCACTTGATGCTCATGTTTCTAAGAACTCACAGTTTGATACTTGGCAGCTAATGCTTCATAAAGCAACAGAAGGATATATTTCTAAAAAACTAGGTTCGTAGAATAAACTACTTGTCTGCGCCTTTTAAACATATCTCTAACTCCAACTCATTAATTTCAGATACAATAGTCTGTAACTTTTCTACTAATTCAACTGCTTCGCTTAATTTTTTACGTAAAGCATCAGAACCCACTATTTCGAAATTCGAGAGATATTTAGCCATATCACATCACCCTTTCTTCTAACCTAAAGTTGGTTTTGCGAAACTATCTAAGATATCAGCATCTTGCCATGTAAAGCTAATTTCCTCTTCCATGTCCTCACTGTCTACATCTAAAAGAACCATTGTAATGCCATCAAGGTTAATTCCTTTGATAACAATGGTTTGCTTTCCAATACTAGATGTCGGGTCTTCGTTCGTGATTTGAACATCAAAGTAAATGTCTTTGCCTGTCTTCATGTAATCAAGCATCAATTGACGGAACAGAGTGGTGACATAGTAGATAGTCATGCTCCCTGTGCCTTTCCATCCCATGGCCTTATGTTGGGTACCGCGTTTGTTGAGTGTTTTTCCCTCTTTCTTGTTTTTCTCCATTTTCGCTTCAAACTTTTTAAGCCAAAACATTTCTTCTACACGACCATCAATCGTGGCGTAGGCACGTCCCTCTTGACCAGAAATAGTGTCTTCGAATTTTAGAAAAGCCATATAACCCTCCCTTTCTGCGTGTTTTCAAAACACAAAAAAGCGAAGCCATTGCTCCGTCTATCTTACTCGAACATTGAGATAAAGCTTTTCCATGGAGTCTACAGGTTGTACCCACATAGCAGCATAAACCCCATCCACTTGCTCGCCTTCAACAACCTTTATATCCGTTTGAGCATTAAAGTTTTGGATAGCTCTAATCTCTTGCATAGTATCAAGGTATTTAATTACTTCTTTGCGGTATAAATTACGTCCGTCATCGTCATTATCTTCTTCTCCTAAATAGAAGTCTTCAAAAATACGTTTGCTATCATTAGTGATAGAGTCCAATGTACGAATGACACGGTTTTTACTGAAATGCTGTCTTTTATCTGGCGAATAGTTGGTGAAGGTATTAATGTCATACTCCACAACAGCCTTACCATTAGTAAAGGTAAATAAAAAATCACCCTTTTTAATCGCTTCAATGATTTGTGAGTTCGTATAACGTGGATACACGTCAACAGCATCGTCATAACGTTGATGAGTTAGCGATTTATTCAACAAGGCTCCAGCAGTTGCACCCATCACCCAAGCTACAGCTTGTATGTTCGATAGTTTGGTACCATCAGATAGGATTACACCGTTTTTCACAGAGATAACACGGTCTGTATCTGCTAGGCTATAGTCTGCGAGAACGAGTTGAACATACTTACCTTCATTTGCATATAAACGCTTCACGAATGAGACATATACAGATTTTAATGTCGGATTCTCAGAGATGAGTCCGATGGTGTTAAACTCCTGTAACTCAACCTGTTCCAAATACTTCATATGATCCTCATTTGTTGGTGTTCCATTACTCCCATCCTTCAACGGGATACCTGCTGTAACCTCCATAGTGCCTGTTCCTGCAAAGGAAACGAATGGGTTCTTCTGTAGCTCTTTGGCATCCTTAACACGTTGTCTATCGACCTCTGAGCCTTCTAGGAAGGTACTGACAATAAAGGTTCCTGCTTCGTCAACGTCTTCTTCTACAACAATCGTGATGTCATTCCCTCGTGTTCCACCATGTAACGCTGTGATTGTTACTGTCCCAAGCGTTGCCTTAGCAGCCGTTCCTTTATTTAACCGCCATAGTTTCAGTGTTTTCGCTCTCTTTAGGGCTTCCTTAATAAGCAATACCTCATCGCGAGTAATATCAAAGCCTAGTTTATCTAGTATGTTTTCTCCTGCTGTAATCTCAATAATCGTTTGCGAGTCGCCCCAAGGTAATTCAAGCGCCATCGTAGCAATACCGCGATCTCCAATAGCGCCTAACGGCTTTGGTTCACTCTTTACATTTGTATAAGTACCCGGACGATCCTTGTTTTGGGTTAACCATTCTCCACCACCAGCCATTAGGAAACCTCCCCTCCTCTAAATTCCTGAATGATGATAGCTACTTCATCGTGTGTATATCGTTTTTCATCACCAAGAATCGCTGTAATCACGTCTTTTTCAACAGGTGTATATTGTTTCGATTGTAAAATTTGAGCCTTTAGATAAGCCGAAGGCTTTCTAGGTTCCTTAGCCATCTTTCAAACCTCCTTCTATCATCAGTTTCTGCATGGTTGGAACGACTGGTTTCGGACGTACAACATAGAAATTGTAATCAATAAAAAAATGCAACACATCATCTACAATTGTGTGTCGCATCTTTGTACCTCGTATTGGTTTACCTTGCATTTCAATCAGTCCCAATATATCTGTTAGCTTCTCAGCTACTTCATATCGCTCTGAATTTGATGAAGCAAAGTAATGGATATCAAACGGGTGAAAACGCTTGTAGCGCCTGTCTAACTCCTTATCTTGACTACCTTCTAGCAAACGCACAAAAAAACAAGGCTCCTTAAAACCTTGTGGCAGTTGTTCTCCGTATATCTCAGCATGAGGAAATTCTTTTTCTAATGCGATTATCACTGCATGTCGTACATCGTTAATCGTTATTTCAATCGGAATCACCTCGTTTAGCTGGGCGGCCATTCATGATATCGTTTAGTAGCTCTGCTTGACGTTTCTCAAGATAACGTGGCAATTCTTTTTCAATCTCTTTCATGGAAATTGTCATCATGAATCGACCTTCTACCCATCCGCCTTTCTCACCAACCTGCATTCCTGTCTTGGCTGCTGGATCATAGACAAATTGTTTACCTTCCCATCTACCAGGTACCCAGTGTGATCGAAAGCCGTATTCTACGAATGATGCATAATCAAGGTTAGAAAAGATTTCAACCATATAGTTGTTACCGCGCTTTTCGACTTTCCCTACTCTCCAACTCTTTCTCAAGTCACCAGTAGGACCAACAACTGTACGTTTTTTTATTTTCCGTTCAGCTCTGTATGCCATCTCTGTAAGAAAGTCTCGAATAAATCGTTCTACTACCCGTTCATCATTCGCCTTCTGAAAAGCCTTTGCCAAACGTTCAAAACCACCTATATCAAAGCTACCTGCCATTATGCTTTCTCCTTACGTTGAATACTAATCTCTTGATGAGTTGGATAAGGAAATGGCTCACCTGCTGTATAAGTTCGTGTAACACCTCTGCCTGTGACTTCTATTTCATCGCCTTGCAGGATCACAATATCTGGTGAGATAAAGAGCTTCGTTTCGTAAACAACTTGGTTTACTGTAGCTGTTTGGCCGTTTGTTCCAAGAGCTTTCTGAGAGATACGGCAAGGTTGATCAGTATATACTTCTTCCAGTTTAAATACTGTCTCTTTCCACTCTGTCTTTGTTTTAACGGAACGTTTAATGGTAGCTTTATCCTCATACATACGTTCTAACGCCATTCGATGCTTTGCGTAGTTCATTACCACACCAACTTTCGATATCGGTTCAGATCCACTCGATAATTTAAAACTACTGAATCAATTACACCCTTTGATGTACTCGTTACTCCCTCGCTTTTACCTGGAGAGGTTGAAGTATCGCCGATCTTGATTGACTCGCTTGTAGGAGTTGCGGCAGCCACTTCACTTACTGTTGCTTGTTCAATCCTCAATACGTCAATGACCATAGAAGCCCATACAAACTGTAGAGCTTCTGGCACCTCAGAAATGTGGCAGTAATGAAGAATACGCTTTTCTATCTCATGTATATAAGATTTAATCAGTAAATCAAGATCATCCTTCGCTAGGCCCATCCTAAGTTTTACTAGAGCTAGTACATCATCATTCATTAGATTCAACACCTTTGATAACTGCAAGGATATCGTCTTTTTTAGTTGCTTCGCCTAGATCAATCTCACGTTGAATAGCATATTCTTTCAACTCGGCTACAGTCATTTTGTCTATGGATTTCTCTTCTACTTCTGGTTCTTGTGATTCCTCAAACTGAATCTCCTCTTGTCCCTGTGGCACTTCACTTATTTGTGGGACAACTAACTCCTCAATACCCCTTAAATGCTCTTCTTCTATATCAAACACTTCCCCTATCCGATACGTGTTATGGTTGTATCGGATGGGGATATCCAAAACTTTTACTTCCACCTTGAAACACCGCCTTATCCTGTAATTGGTTGTGCTTGAAACACCTCATCAGCAGCAGGGAACGAAGGTAAAGCAGTTGCAACAGCTTTAGTCCAAGTGCTTACAGGGTCGCGTCCCTCTTCATAAACCATCGCTAAGACATTGCCGATGGTGCTGATTTGTATACTAGGATCACGGTTAAGGCGGATTTCTTCTGCTGTTGGGCCATAAATCGTTTCGCCAAGCATGTCATCTCCAAACATAACAAAACTGTTGTTCGGGAAGTAACGCAAGCGCTCATATGTGCCATCAGCTTTTTGTTTTCGATAAACTTGATCATACGTTGCAATAACCGGAAGTTCATGTTGAGTCATGAATGCATTCAAGTCTGCTCGTGTTGGTACGCGCATAGAGTCACGTCCGTATAGTGCACCAATAATCTTTGGATGACGCAATAGTGCATTCAGAACAGCACGAGATGTTAACGCACGAGTTGGTTTCGTATCCAAAGTATCAGACCAGCGTTCTAAGTCCCCAATTGGATCACTATCGGCATTCGTCCACACACTGGTACCTGCCAGAGCTTCCTGGTGTTCCGATGGTACCCCGTACTTTATTACTCCGTTGAGGTTGTTCTCTGTAAGTGTAACTGTGCCTTTCGCTAGAACCTCCATTCGCATAGCTTCAACTCTAGCTTTCACACCTTGTACTAAAACATCAATGTCATTGAAAACCTCTTGCATCAAGTATTGTTGCTCGGCAGTATTACGTGGACTTTCCAATGCAATGATGTCTTTTTCTTTTAACGGTAGCTTACGTTTAATTAGCGCAAGTTCTAAAGCCTTTTTGCTCGCTTCACGGCTACCAATTTCAGCCTCAGAATCAAACGCATGCACACTCGCTACAACTGGGATTCTCCCTGCTCCTTTGATCTGATCAAACTCCAAACTTTGACGTTTCACTTCTGGAAAGAGCGTTTCACCTAGTAAGGCTGGATACTCTCGATTTTGAAGGTAATTCAGAATATCGCGTTGGTTAAATAATTCAAGTACATTTGCCATAATTTATCTTCCTCCCTAAACGATTGTTTTAAATGAGATTTTTTTCATTGCTGCTTTGGCTTCTGCTGTAGGAGCTTTTGGCAAGCGAGCTTCTAGAATCCAAGCATCCACTAGAATAGGTGCTGGTTGTGGGCCTTCTGTGACATCCACATCTACAAAAAGAATACCGATTGCTTTATCATCATTGCTTGGATAAATCATTCCAGCAGGCACAATCTTTCTACCTTCTTTATTTGCGATAACGTCTTTATCGGAAACCTGATAGGTGAAGCTTGTATATTTCTGACTAGCGAGGAAGTTGATTTCCTCTCTTTTTCCGTAATCCTTAACATATGGCATACTGAAATTCCCCTTTCTAACCCCAAATATTGTTTTCTGCTGGCTTACCAGCTTGGTTCGCTTGTTTAGCAAAGTTGGCTCCGGCGCTGTTTGTAGCAGGGTCCGTTTGTCTGCCACTGCCGTCAGCAGGTGTAGTTCCTTTGAAAGCTGGCTTAGAATCTCCCTCCTGTTTTTCGACAAACAAAAAAGCCTTGCTCTCTTGCAGGGCTTTGATTTGGTCGTCGAGTCCGGATTTGACTGTTCCGTCCTCGTTGACCTCTATTTTCGATTTGTCCAGCATACCAGGAGTGTTAGATGTGCCAACAATGAGATCTGCATCATGCACTTTACCATGAATAGCCAGTTTGATAGCAGTAGAAACCTGCATATCCTTGATCTTTTCATGATACTGCTCATCTTTCGTTTTGTTCTCATTTTGCAGAGTTTCAATTTGCTTTTTGAGTTCCTCATTTCCACCAACACTCTTTTTTAACTCAGTCAACTGCTTATCACGGTCTTTCAAATCTGTCTCTAGTTGCTTTTTAGCCTCGTTGACCTCATCAAACCTATGTTTTGGTACATATCCCTTGTACTTTTCTTCAACACTTCCCACGATCTTAGTAATTTGTTCATCACTTAGACCCATGCTTTTCAACAGTTCTTTCAAATCCATGATATTCACCCTTTCATCTACGCTTTTTATCCCGGTTGCGTCCGGTGATGTCCTGTTCTTTTACGCCGACAGTACCGAAACGGCTTATTTAGGCAACGTATTTCTCTTCCCACTGTCCATAGTTCATATCAGCAGGAACATAATACACATTGCCTTTGTTGTCTCTTGCAATACGTTCACCTACATCAATTTCATCATCAAAGTAAGGAACAACAGTTGTTCTACAGTTCGGATGGAACGGGGGGTAAGTAACCCCAACCTCTTGTTCGCTAAGTTTGAAAACTTTGCCATCAAGACTCCGGCAAATTCTACTTGTTCGACCATCTAAAGAGGCTAAAATCTCATACTTTTTAACCACTCCACTTGCCTTATACCCATCTATAGTAGCTTGATGAGTGATATAGCTGCTCTCTGTTCTTACAATCCTTGCTGCGTGCGAATAGGAGACATTCATTCGTTCTGATAGTGCGTTTGCTGTCTTATCGGAACTATCTCCACGGATAAACGATTGAGAAAGCAGTGTTTGAACCTCGGATAGCAATTTATCTCGATTGCTCCAGATACGTTCGCTGTAGTTGCCATCCTTCCAGTTGATTTGTAGCGTTTTCTCTAGTGATTCTTTGTCCACTCGAGCAAAAGAAACACCTACACCTGTACCTTTTTGAATCTCGAATACAGTTCGATAATAAGTGTCCGTGTAGTTGCTCCTCAGGAGTCCCTTGGTATCTCTCTCTTGCTTCGAAGTTAGTTCCTCGACTGATTGCCTTATCTGGACTAAAAGAGCCTCTAAACGGCTTACACGAGTTTTGTAGTAGACGTTGTTTAGTTCCTTTGTCCAGCGACCATCTAAGTTATCCTTAGCCCGTACTGTAAACTCCTCTAGCGTCATTTTAAACTCTTTCATTTCGCTACCCGTAAGTAGTTTACGGGCATCTGCTAGATCAATCTCATTGTTGTTAGCAAAGCGTTGATAGAACGCCTCAATGTCTCGCTTAATACTTGCTATAGCTCGGTCATACTCTTTTCTAAGTTGCTCGGCATATTTGTCAGCCTCATCAAAAGACAACTGCGCTACCTGTTCACTGCGCTTTTGCCAATAGCTACGTGGTGGCTGTTTGCGCTTTTTCATTCTGGTTCTTCCTTAGGAGCAAAGTCAGCATATGGATCTGATTGATCCACCGTATCTTCACGCTCTTTCTTTTTCCTTGCAATCTCTTCTTGCGCATTAGTTGTCCATGGGTGGTTAGCGACAATTGTTTCGTCAGATAAGATGCCCACACTATCCTTTGCATTCGTTATCGCATCCGTTTCGTTGATTAAAATGTCTCGATTGAAAATAAACTCAACTGTTTCATTGCTGAAATCTTGCTGAGTTGTGTTAACTATGTGCTGATCAATGAACCAACGTAGATGCTCCATAGAAGCTTGGAACTCTGTTTCAATCATGTTGGCATCCATATCCAAATCAGCATAAAGAAACTTTAATGCGATACCTGAAGGGTCATTTCCAAAGTTACTAGCCTGCGTATCAACCCCACGTCCGAACTCATAGATATCCTTTCTGTTCATCTCTACATGAGTTTTAAAGGCTTCTGTATCAATCGGCAAGCTAATGGTATCTACTCCACCTTCGCCTGTTACTTTAACAGCGCGGTAAGCAGCTAGATTGTATCGGAACTCTCCTAAGTTGGTACCGTCATAGTCTTTTAACACATAAATACTGTTCGGCATATCTTCTAAGTTGTTAGCGTTATCCGATTTACGATAGTCATAGTCGTTAATGAGCGATTGAATAAACTTGATTAAAGGTATTTCCTCATCGTTATACTTGAAGCAGATGAACGGTACTCGTTCCCAGTTCAAGCCTTGTTCCTTGCCTGCTACATCCATGACAGCAAAATGACTACCTTCGTCACCTATTTCTACATCTGGTATGAGTTGTCCATCGTATACATACCGTTTAACGCCTCGAGAGTCCCAGTATTCCACTTTTTTAATAAGCTTCTTCTCTTTACCCTCATATGCCTCAACCTCATAGACTCGGATAACAGCGTCCAATTCAGTGTGTTCGCTATCTTTCCACATAGGAATAACTTCTTCACTAGGAATACGCTTGAATGATAGCTCTCCTGCCTCGTTGTAATAGACCTGGAGCCACGCCTTACCCTTATTGATAGATTCCTTACCTACGTTTTTAAGAGTACGTAAAAAAGCCTTGCCAATGTATTCTCCTAGCAAGGTTTGGTATGTGTTGTTATTTGTTTGTACACTCATAGGTTTAGAGAGTAGATAGCCAACCTTCTGATCTGCTAGTTTCCTTGCAAAGTTGTGTACAAGCTTATTGTTAGCTAGGTTCTTATCTTCTACCTTGCCTCCATCGCCAATTACTTCTCGTTTCCTGTTTAAAATCTCACTATCGCCACGATAGTATTTATCACCCTTGATCATAAGCTCACGGACTTCTGAAGTTTCCCATTCGTCAACTTCACGTTGGATAAACTCTTCTAGTGTCATGACTGACTTAGCACCATCGGCAATCATTTTGTTAATCCGATCTGTTTCTGTTAAGAACATATGACCTCCTTTATTACTCAAAGACATTACAAAACTTATTCAAAAATAAAGTTACTCGCTTCAACTTCTTTCCAAGTTATACCGGAATTCTCTAGGTCGCCCCATGAAATAAGTTTATTTTCAGCCGTTACTTTCGTGACGGCTTTTATCTTATTCTCATCCATCTTCTACTATCTCCTTTCTAGTCAAATGAAACTGATCCACCTTTTAAATCTGATACCTCATAATCATCTAGCGCATACCAAATAGCCGATAACGTGTGGGGGTCAATGGTGAACTCATCTTCGAGTAATTCCCCTTGCTTATCGACTGCAAATGTTAGCTCTTTCAATTCCTCAATGGTGTTAGGGCATTGGTCTGAACATATGATCTTTTTAAAACGTTTGATCTTCTTTGTGTACTGCCCACGGGAGCCTTGAAACTTCTTGGCAGCCCTCATGTTAAATCCTTTTTGACGGAAGAAACGAATGGTTTTCGGCTCGGCGCTATCAGCTTTGATAAGCTCACCAGAACGTTTGAACTCATCTATTTCCTCTGCCGTCTTATCGTCTGTCATTTGGTTTTTATAATACTCCCAGTAGATATAAAGAATCTTCTCCCCATGATCCACTGCAAGCCGTAGTAGCGCATTGTAGGATGTTTGAAAACCAAAGTCCATCCCTGCACGCAAGATAGGTCTTCTAATCCTCTCGATAGCCTGCATAACTTCGCTGTGTGGACGCGATTGGAACTGAGGGAATACAACTACTCCATTCACACCAAACTCTCCTTTACGAGCAACTCTGTGTAAATCAGGGTCATGTATTTTCAACTCTTCTAGCTGTTCAATATAACTAGGAGGGAGAAATAAGTTATCATCGGCAGTTGAGTGATGATAGTATGTGTTTTTTATCATGAGAATACGATCCCTGTACAAATCCTGGTCATCAAGTATAAAGTGCTTCTTCTTAGCGTCTTTAAAAAAATACTTATAGCACCAATTCGCTGTACTCACTGGGTTAGTAGATAACAACATGTGCAACGGAAGAGTCGGATGGCGCATACGTCCAGTTAATTCTTTGAAGCCCTCATACTTGACCTCTGAACACTCTTCTATCCAAATGATTGAGATATTGTTAATCGACTTCAATTTAACTGGTTTATCCATACCCTTGAATATTATTTTGCTACCGTTTGGGAATTTAACTTGCATTGGTGAAGTCATCGGCTTTACTTTACCCTCTAACCCCAAATCAGCAACAATCTCTTCCAATAGCGAATATGTGGAGTCTCGATGAGTGTCATAAACCTCACGTACAACAAGCGCGGTACGTTTCTCTTCTAAAAGCTTCAGAATTAGCTTTAAGGCCACATGATAGCTCTTAGACGAACCATACCCACCTACAAGGAAATAAAACTTGTGATCCCAGTTGAACAAAAATTCCTCAAAGTGTGGATTAACCTCTTTTTCAACCATTACCCCTCACCCTTTCGCTTGATGAGGATTTCAATAGGTTTATCATCATCTTTGGAAGTCTTTTGTTCCAGGACAGCTATTTCACCTTTCAATTTTTGAACCCTGAGCTTTTTCTCTTCTGTGTCGCATAAATCCTCATACTTGCTTATCATGTTTTGCAATGTAGCCATAGCACGTGATTGAGCTTGAAGGAGTGTAGCTTGCTTATCCCAAGCAAACTGAATTTCCCACTCTTGCTCTTCCATGAGCATATCTTCAGTAGACATCGACTTTGTTTTCTTAATTTCTTTTGTCATGTCATCCTGATCTTGCACGAACATAATCCTTTGCGCTCGTATGATAGCTGTGTACTGAATCATGATGTTTTCCCACAACATATCAAGTGGAGACTTAGATTCAATCTCTTCCATAATCTCAGCTACATCATCAGGGAAGTATTTACGAAAAAAGCCGTGGCTTACCGCGTTGCTGTTCCTCTTGGGTGCAGCTCCTCCACGATTGCCTACGGCGTTTTTATTCCCCTCTGGCGCTCCAGCATTTGACTCAGTATTCTTTGTAGTACTACATTGACCTGTTTGTAGTACTACATTCCATTTGTCTCTGCTTTTCCAGTTGCTTATGGTTTTTTCTTTTTCACCTAGTTGGTCGGCAAGCTCTCGATTGCTAATGTTTCCGCCACTTTCGAGCCATAGCTCTAAGGCTTTGTCGCGGTTTGGACTTCTTGCTTTTGCCATTACATGATCACCACCACCTGATTGAGTTTGTTTTGCAATACACTCTCATTTCCGACCACCTGATTAGATTTAGAGAGATTATCTAATTGATTTGTTCCCAAAGACTGTTAAAGACTTGGTAATTTCATCACTGATCCGTTCCATCACTTTGGCAGAAACCGCATCTACTTGAGCAGTGGTTATATTTAAAGTCGGTTGCGGTATTCCTTTACTCATACAAACATCATTTCTCGCTACAGAAGCATTTGCCCACATGATAGACTGCTCTAAATTAGTCATGGCTAGTGATTTCTCACGACTATTAGGACATAATTCTTCAATCAAATATGCCAACTGTTTAGCTTTCTTACGTAACGCTGTATATTTCTCCGGCTGCCCTTCTTTTGGTGAATGATACATAAAGGTATTTTCGATTTGTTGATTCAAGGTAATTCCTCCTACAGAATAAATTTAGAGATATTAACGTTTGCGAATTAGTCTAGGTTCCCAGTTATCCATTTTCTCTCTAACTCGATTCATCCGTTCCTGCGTTTCTTCAAATTCACTTTCGAACTTATTAATTTCCTTTTTCAGTTCATCTCCAATTGCTTTTATGACTCCGTTAACATCAGCACCTGTATCCACAGTTATACGCGCCACATTAATCACCCTTTCATGAAAAAAAGCCACCCGGTTACGAGTAGCTCTATTCCTTTATTGAGTTTAATTTATATACTCTGTGTATACATTGTAATCATGTTTAAGGTGCGCGTTCGCTTGCGAAAACTCGACACATATATAGTATTTTTCTCCTTCTTTAACATCAAATTGTAAAACCTCTCCTGGCTCTTCTGTCCATTTCATCCTAGTTGGGCCGCGTTTCCCTTCATCACGCACTTCTACTCTTAAAACATTTTTATACCCTTTACTATAAGCAAAGACTAAACTAACTTTACCCGAGCGCGTAGGGGTAAATGTATACCAATCCCTATTATCATCCGGACCCTCTAAACTCCAAGCTAGTTTCCCATTAATTTGCCCACCTATCATATACGGATTAGCTTGTTCCCAGGTATCATTTGGCTCACGATCATAGAATATTGCTGCTAACGGTTTTACTTCTGTTTCTTTAATTTTTTCTGTAGCCAATGCGGATGAGGAAATACTTGTAACTAGAGCTAATGTTAAAAGACTAAAAATTACTTTTTTCAATTAAAGCACCTCCAAGTATTTTATACGCAAACATACCAAATATATACTTTTTTACAATATTTTTCAATACATTGATATTTTTTAATATATTTTAATTTTTATATCTTTCATGGACAATCAACAGCATTTGATGGATATAGGTAGCTACTGTGTTTGATTAAGTCGTTGCTCTAGCTTTAATTTAAGATCGTAATGACCTGAATCATCCTCATAGGTTGCAAATTCATAGTTTTGATAATCAAGAGCGCTAATGATTAATTCAATTTCTTTATCACTTAAAGAAACACTTTTCAATTCAGCACCTCCCATCGTTTTACCCTTCTACATATAGGTGGCTTTTGCATGACAAAAAAAGCCTATCCGACAAGGAATAGGCTTGAAACTACACGATTTGCAATTTTATTTTGTGCCCGTGTTACCAGTGTTTGAACACTACTTCTCGAAATACACAAAAATCTAGCCGTTTCCTCAAATGAAAATCCTTCACCGTGAGTTAGGATATAGCACTCTTTTTCTCTTGGTGAAAGGCAGCATAACGCGTCCTCTAGCTGTTCTTTTTCCCACTCTGTAAGATTGCAGGGACTACCTGCTGTTCCTCTGAAAACGAATGCCTGCATTCTAATAGGATCTACTAGTTTTTCTCGTTGATAAGCTGCTCTTCTCTCAATCCCACGTTTGCTCTCTGGTCTACGCCCTGTCTCCAGCCATTCAATTACATACTCTACATCGCTAATCATTTCAGAGAGGTAGCGTCTTTCTGAATCATCAAGAACTGTCTCTGTTGCTCTTAGATCAGCGTATGCTTTTTTCAATTTCTTTCTTGTCTCTTTGTACTCTTTTAAAAGTTCTTGCATTGTGTTCATCAATCATTCCCCCTCACCATCTGCTCATGGTATAATAGTTTTACCGAACGTATATTCCATGGCTTCCGATGAGGGAGCTTTTTTATTTTTATTCTACTTCTTCAATTATTTTTACCCGTGACACATCAACTACATCGGCATAACACTGTTCAGGCCAGAAGATAATGTATCCAGTGCCAGAATAGAAATCTCCGTGTTCAACCATTCTCAATATTTCAACTTTCACGCCTTTAGGAATAACATCAGGAGTTAATTTGGGACTTTGTTCAAACGCACATAATGTAATGGCGAACTTACCCTTTTTAGTATCACTCACTCTACTCATTGGCTTCCTCCTCGCTCTCTACAATTCCGTACTGTAAATTTCCGTTTCAGCCATATAACCGCACATTCGATAAAACCGTAAATTGCCCATCCAATACACAAAGTAATTATCAATGGGTAAAACCAGAGTTTGTGGTACCACTTATCAGGAGTTATATCTATCCCACCGATCATTCTGCATCCTCCCTTATCACAAGAAATAGTTTGTTACGATACTTCTCCGCACTTGTCACACTGATAAAATAATGCTATTTCACCTTCATAAGGATCGATATAATCTTGAAATTGGCAATGTATCAGCCCTCCACACTCGCATGGTTCAGGCTTGTTGAAACAACTTTGGCACTCTGTTGCCCCAACTTCATGCTCCGTTGCTTCCCCATTACATTCGATTTCAAACGTTTTCGGCATGTCGCTTTCACTCCTTATCAAAGCGTTTTTCTTACCCGATCTTGTAAACTGGTTGGTGGAACCCAATTAAAGCCAAACATGTTAAAAAAGCAATCATTACTCATAGTCAGCCAGCACTTTGTTAGATATTCTTTCGTATATACATGCCGTTGGTTCCCTTTCTGAGCAATTATTGATTGACCGTTATCAACAACCTTAACGAACAGGTCCTTTATATCCATTTCATTCACCCTCCCATTTACAAATCGTGTGTCTTAAATCACAACATTATGAAAGTTGGATCATCAGGAAGGTAATCAGAATATTGTTCTAACAATAACGTCTCTATCTCTGGCTTCTCCCATAGTCCAAACCCACGTTCATCTGATTCTGAACCATCAATAGTTAGCATTTCTATCCCACCTACTATGACCCTTATACAATTCTCTCCATCAATCCGCCATTCTACTTTCAAAGTAATCACCCTATTCGTTATAATTACCGATGTGTTAAATCAATTCCGTAGGCTTTTAATACAACTCGACATATCGCATCTTGTACGGTTGCTCCTTCTTCTGAGTACCAGTACCCTTGATAGAAAACCTTTGCAACGTGATAATAATCACCGTTCTCCACTGGGGACTTCCTATATACAAATGGTCCAATTTTATCAACCAATTGCCACGCATCAGCTATGTTTTGGATTGGATTCCAGTGTGCTGTGTCAATTACTCCATCAGCATCCTTATGGGCTACTATGCAGCCGTCCTTGATATCCCTGTAGATTGGAAAGCAAAACGCTGGGAATACTTCTGGTGGTCCGTTCGGTCTTGGCGGTATCGGCACCCACCCCATAACCTTAGTTGCCAGTGTTTCAATGATCTGCTGTTCGGTCATTGTGTTTCCTCCCCGTCCTCAACCAATTGATAGGTTTTCTCGAAAATGTCTTGCTTGCATGGATAAAATTCACCATTTACGCCTTTAATGATGTAATCTCCAGGACTTGCTACCATGTCACCTTCTAATGTTCGAATGACAATACCGCCTTTGTTTTTGCCTCTTACAAGTAACTCATAGTTGGTATCTGACTCAGACCATCTCAAAAAATCACATACTTCTTTTGTTAATCCTTCAATCCCGCCACTAAAACGAACAGCTTCAATTACTACTGGTTTCTTCTGGTACTTTGCCATGTCTACTAATCTCCTATTTTTGTCCCAAATGTTCTGCTGGTCATTGCACTTCCTCCAGTAGCTCTGGATTTTCGTATATGTTGCCGATGACTTCCATTTTCTCAACGTTATGAAGCCAACCGCCACCGATTCCATCGACCCGAAAAGCTAAATGAGAATCAGAAAAGTAAGCTGTTCCTCTTACTCTGTCGTACCCGCCATGCCAATGAGAATCACGCTTTCCAGTAACAATATCTCCTTCGTAAATCTCCTTGCCGTTCTTGTCGTGGAGTCCGGTGTATTGCATGAGGATAACACTCTCAGAAATATCTAAGTCATCGTTTACACCAATGACATCTCCATCTGCTGTAATATAAAAATGGCCGTCGTCTTGAATGATGATTTCATTTGCTTTATCCCAAATTCTGAACTTTATCTCTCGCATTCTAGCGCCTCCTATTGATTCTTGGCATTGATTTCGTCACAATACTTCTGGCACTCTTCCTTTGTCTTGAAGACCTCATTTTCATCTAAGTACCGATCTATACGTTCTAGCCAGTATCTTGCAAATGTCTTTTGTCTCTCGATAGTAATAGTTATAAATTCGATCTGATCTTCTTTGGGTGTTAATATCCAGGATGTTTGATAACCGGAAGTGCAAGAAGGACACTTTATTTCTTCAGGTACCCCGTTTATAATCGCATTGACTTTCTTACTACCGTTACATTTTTCGCAAACCTTTTGCTCTGCTTCAGAACATACGATCCAAACCTTATCCCTCAATTTATATCCGCCAGTTAAGCTTTGCAGGGATAGCTTTTTTGCTGTTTTCAACTGATTTTCAAGATCGCTTATTTCATCATCAAGACTCATCAATTCCTTGCTCAAACGTTCATTTTCAGAATGCGTGTGATCGTACTGCTTAACATATTTTCTTATTCTACGACGAACTTCTTTATGGATTAGACTGTCTAACTTTCCCTCGAATTTGTCCATTTTGCCTGCTCCTCTATTATTTTTTTGTCCCAAATGATAGAGATATGCTCTATCAAGCGATCACAATATCGTGTCTAAATAAACCGTCCTCGGCAGGTTGTAGAGCTGGTGGCATCCGATCTATCGGTAATTGCAAAAGTAATTTACCTTTTTTACTCCAACCAGCCTTTTTAAAACCCGCTGCATGGAAGCATCCACCTTTTAAATGTGCCCCCACATAAGTGATGATTCCATCTGCTGGGGGCACACCCCATAGATGCTTTGTAATGCCCAAAGCCATAACGATGAGGTGGCTTGATAGATAACTGCCTTCGTTGCGAAAGATTGTGCATTCCCATGCATTCCATCCATCGTCCCGTATACCGCACCATGTTACCCATAGAGCCTTTTCATCTTCCGTTAACAACACTAGATTTTTACCTGGTCTACAAAATTGGTTGCTTCCTGGCTTTTGGCGAGTGTAGTGCCTGTCGGCCAGCTCCAGTGCCCGTTTATCCCCCTTATGAATCTGTACCCAAGACATTGCTGCCCCCTTTCTTTTTTCTCAGTTAGATGAAATAACCGTGATTATCTATCGCTTTATATAGATGTTGAGATCCTACTTTCCTGAAAATAACTAAAGCATTAGGAAAAGGTGCGTTCCATTTACTGCCGCCAAATTTCAGGCGTCCTTTAACTAATCGAATTTCACCTTTCATACAATAGTCGTGCCACCACCGTGCATCTGTTCTTGCTGGAATCAAACACACTACAGTTGCTCCATTAAGAGAAGACTCGTAAGCTTTCTTTATCCATTTACCGATCTGTCTTCCATAAGGAGGATTCATCCAACAAATACCCGTCCATTCTTGCTGTAGACCATCCTCATCAGGTGAGAAATACCTTTCGCATTTTGCGTTTTCTGGTAGTGCGCAAACGTCTAACTGGAAGCCAAACTCTTTGTTTAACTGGTTGAAGAAATCTTGCGGTGTCTCCCATAAATCAGTACTTGAAGTAAACATTCCCTCGTTTATAGCCATTTCTCATTCTCCCTATTTTTGTCCCAGCTCCTCGCACTACAATGGCAACAAGGAGTGATATATCATGCAAAAATCGTTTTATCATCTAGTGCCGTGTAGCCGATCTGCTAGGCTAATCCGAAGGTTTCGACTACACAGCATCCCTTTTGAAGTTGAACCTATCCGTAACAGCGATAATGTTCGTTTTGTGTTTCCTGATCTACCCGTCCGGCAGTATCATGTCGTGCATTTGGTGTTTGGCCATTCCGGATTTACATACCCTGCTCCAGAAAAGAAAAGATTGATTGTTGCCCAAAATGTTCAGCAGCCACTTTATTGAACCAGAGCACTTCCGTTCGTTTTGCTCCAGCTTCTGCCACAGTTTCAAACGTTTCTCTATGCCACTTTTTCAATCTGGTATCATACAGCTCGTGTGCGTATCCTGATAGAAGGACCGGTCCAGAATGATCGTCCAATTGTTCTAACAGCAATTCATGATCACCAATACCCATTTCATGTTTATAATGTCGCTTGGTCCGTGTTTCTAAAATGTAGGGAGGGTCCGCATAAATAAGCACGTTCGATCTGTTGTAACGATCAAGAATTTTTTCAAATGGCTGTTGCTCAATTTGCACTTCTTTTAACCGTTCAGTTATGACCATGATCTTTTGCGGAAGTTTGATCCAGTCTCTAGGTCGGTTATGCTGGTCACCACCGGTATTACTTTTCCATCCGGTCCGGTCACTTGTTTTTGCTCCAATTGCCATCCAGCAACGTACTAGGAACCGTCTAGCATTTTCTAACTCATCCTCGCTAGATTCATAGGCCGCGTAATACTCTTCGCGGGAATACGGTGTCCAAAATATTTTTTCAGCTAATTCCTGTGGTCGATCTCGTATTACTCTAAAGAGATTGACCACTTGGCCGTCTATGTCATTAATCGTTTCTGACTTGGAAGGTGGTTTATTAAAAAGAACTGCTCCGGATCCGAAGAACGGTTCCAAGTACGTATGATGTTCTGGCATATGTTCAATAATCCAGTTTGCCATGGTCCACTTACTACCTGGGTAGTGCAGGATTCGTGGATACTTTTTCATCAATCCTCACTCGCTTTCTCCGCCCACTCTCGCAACGCCTGAGCTTCGTCAATCTCTATCCATGTAAAGCCGTAGTTCATTCGGTTTCCATCTCCTCACGAATGACTTGTTTCTGCCAATCTAGTTGCTCTTTGTTCAACATTTCTTTAACTATTTGATTGTCCTGTGTCATCTTGGATCGCTCCCCTATTTTTATTTGCCGAATGCTCTACCGGTGCCTTTTCTGTAGTTGTTTACTGTGGCGTTTGTACTGCTGTTCCTTGCCCATTCGCTTATATGTTTTGGTACATGAATATATGGTTTGCCCTTTTTATGGGATTTGCTCTGTTCAAGCTTGTGTTCGTTCATGCTCTCCCTCCGTTTGCTCACTCTTGATTTAACAGATGTGGATGTTCATAGATGTTGCCGATGATTTCGAAAGTAGTATTTAGCTCTTCCGCCATAGTTGTGTATTTCCCAATACCGCATACAATAAATTCGTTATATCTGTATTGGACTTTTCCAATAAGCCGTCTAGGCCTAGTTTGCGTATAGCTTTTCCCTTTAACGATATCCCCCTCGAAAATCTCCTTGCCGTTGCGGTCTTTGAGTCCAGTGTATATCCGTAAAATCCTCTTTTTAGGCGGCCCTACTATAGCCTGATAAAGAAGTTGCTTTCTTCCAGTGTTACTTTCCAATGCGATAAGTTGTTCCCATGTCCACATTCGCTTTCTTATTTCATCCCATAGTTGAAACTTTATCTCTAGCATCTAATGCCTCCCATCTAGCTTGACCCTCAGCCAAGCCCTTCCGATAATCTGTAAGACTGCCCTCTAGTATTCTTTTGGAGTAGTCATACTGCACGTTTTTGATATCTTCTTCTAACTCATGGATGTAATTTTTAAAGTAGGTAATTTGTATAGCTAATACTGCTTTATCGTCGTTCATCTTCTATGCTCCTTTGATGTCATACAAGAAACTCAATTGACTGTTTGCATCCTCAATCTCACGTAAAAGTTCACCCTGTGGAGACCACTGTTGTAGATATTCTTTCGCTTTATCAAATTCTTTTGCCGGTGTATTACGATAGGAGTTGATCTTGAAATAACCGTGGTAGCTTTTCCATGCCGCGCTAAATAGTTTGTTGTTGAGTTGCTTATAAGCAGAGCTACTTTTCCCTCCTAAAATTTCTACTACACGACGTTTGCATAGTGTGTTCAAAACTTGTTGTTGCCCATAATCTACTGTCTTGGTCTGTTCTAAATGGAGTACACGGTTTTCAATCTCCTGAGTTTTCTTGTCGAGGAAGAAAATTGCTTGAACCTCAGGGCTTAATCCAAGATTTGAAACTTGTGCAACGACTTGATAGTAATCATCTACTAGCATTTCGTAGGCTTCCCACGCTTGATCTGTGTTAAGTGATTTTGCATGAAGCCACGCACCTTTTTCAGTCCAAAGATATAGGATTGGCGCAAATTTGAGGTTCCCCGACATTTGCGTAGAAGCTTTAAACTGTCTTAATTCCTCACCTTGTAGCACAAAATAATGTTTGCCAACTTTGTATCGACTCTCGTTATTTTGGAAATTATCGTGGATATGTTTCACATCTGCTCCATAAACTTCTGCTAGCTGGTTTGTAGTAAGTACACGTTGACCTTGGCGTTCGATTACTTGTAGTTGATTCATGCTTGATTCCTCCTTGGTTGTCTTAGCGACTCGTATAGTTCTTTCAACTCTGGATCATCCATAATCGTTTGCTTTGGCTGGAGCAGTGCTGGTTGTTCTTGTTGCTCCCGTTCTATTTGGCGTTGAACTGCTGCTGGGTATTTATCTTGCAGAACTGTTCTATTGCCATATCCTTTTTTGCCTGTTACAACTTGCAAATGGGTCCTCTCTGCTTTGGAACGCTCATGTTCTTCCTTGCTTTGTTCAGCTTCTGCAGCAGTCTTAATTCCACGTTCAGGGAACTTGTTGATTATGCCTATAGAGTAATCCCAGCCCTTTGCCTTCTCTGTTGATTCACGCATGGCCCATGCGATAGCAGACATTTCAATGCCGTCATCCAAGTAGGTATGTATAAGCTCTGAGATAGTTTTGCTTGCTTGACGACCGAAATATCTTTCGAATTGATCGAAAGCACTGTTAAACACATACAAGTCCCTCCCACCAATCTCCACCACCTCGTAGGAGGATTTAGGAGGTGTAGTATTATCTGTATCTGAATATATATCTGAGTCTGTATCTGTATCTGAATATAGGGCGTGACTTGGCGTGACATCTTGTGACTTGCCTTCTTCCACTGTGTGACCGTCACGCTTGTAATCAGTAGAAACAGCGTCATTATTGGCTTTTTTCTCTGCTTCCTCTTTCTGTTTCTTCTTTTCTTCTGCTTCTTTAGCTCGTTGTTTCCTTTTTCTTTCTCGTGTGCTCTCAGGTTTATCAGATGATTTTTCATACTGTCGATCTACAAAATTGATTAATGTCACGCTACCGTCCGCGTGACGCTCCATCATTTTGAGCGTGACACACATTTCGATAAAACCATTCGCTTGATCTAATTCAGTTACTGTTAACCCTGCTACATGGGCCAAATCTTGATCGGTGTATTCAATGCCATCAGCGATGAACAATCGACCTCGATCTGATGAATTAGATGCCTCACACATTGCCGCAATCCATAGCCACTTCTGCGTTGCATTTAATCTTCGCAATTTGGGGTCAACTAATATTTCTGGATAAAGTCGCAACCATTTGATCATTTCCTCACCCCTACGATGCTCCATTTGTGTAGTACGGAAGCAATACCTTCTCTCGATAATCCCGAAACGCTTGACGCCCTTCTTTTGTGTGGTGAGCCTTCCAATGGCACGTACCTTTCTGACCAACAGGTCCGCAAGCTAAGGCAATGTTATGAGCTTCTCCAGCGCCTCCTTCGCTTCTAAAAATGATGTGGTGAGCTTGTAACCATGTACTCTTGCCACATAGCACGCAACGCCCCTGATCTCGCTCCATTACTTCTTTGTAGACCTGGGGAGTAATTCTCCCCTGATCTACCCGTTTTTTTGTTCTACGCTTGAAATTCGGCTTTTGTACAGCTCTTACTTCATCAAACATTCCCATGTTTATCACCATCCTAGAAAGGTAAGTCATCATCTGAAATATTGATTGGTTTATCACTAGCGAAAGGATCATCGAATGAACTCTTATTGCTCTGTTGAGCTTGTCCATCTTTATAACTTAGGAACTGTACATTTTCTGCTACAACCTCAGTGACAAATCGTTTTTTACCATCCTGATCATCATAGCTACGAACCTGCAAACGTCCTTCTAACGCGCATTTCTTCCCTTTTGATAAATAATTAGCGCATAGGTCCGCAAGCTGTCTCCAAACCACAATATTGATGAAATCTGCTTCATTCTGTCCGTTCTGAACACGACGATTAACTGCTAATGTGAATGTAGCAACCGCAACTCCATTTGGTGTGTATTTCATCTCGACATCACGAGCAAGATTCCCAATGAGGATGACTCTATTCAAATCATGCAACCCCCTTTTCTTTCATCTTTTCTGTTAGGAATCTCTCAATTTGTTCATCTGTTTTCCCTTTTGAAAGTTCCGATCTATACCAATCATCAAACCCGTTTAGCGATCCAGCGAGTAACTGCCACTTAGCTTTTAATACAGCTTCTTTACTGTCGTTAACGTTCGGTTGAGCCTTTGATTGAGCTTTTGGCTTATTTTCATCTAATTCAGCAGAACTTACTTTGTCTGGGTCTTCTCCTGTAGGGATTGCAAAGGTTCTTAGAAGCAGATATTTATAGGCATATGTCATAGCCTTACCTACACCTTTATCTTGTGTATCTGCCCCTGTTCCACTTGAAACAGCTTCTATGCTGTCTCCTGTATCTACATCAACAATCCGGTACCGAACATTTACTGTGGTAAGCTGATCCGTTTTGGAATGCTCTTGATGGATAGGGATTATCACAAGCCCATGTTCCCGCATTGCTTTTCCTACAGCAGACGTTACTTTCTCTTCTGAGATAGCCTTATATTTCGTGGATTTAAACTCCACTTTGTCATCTTTTTGGAGATAGGACACATCATTCATCACAGCGAGAATCTTTTTGTATACACTCATGTTCTCACTCCTATTTGATCTGTAAGGAAGTACCTTTTACTAGTGCTACACCTGGTATTTCCTCACCTGATTTCAAACGTTCTGACATTGACTTTTTATCAAGAATTGGTGGTGGTGTTACCCAGAACATTTGAGGGATTTCAATTTCGTTTACAACCTGTACTGAACCTGGACTCTTTCTAAGTGAGATAGTGAAGATTGGTGTTTTCACCTTTTGCAATCCAGCAACCTCTAGTTGCTCTTTAAGATAGTGTTTTAAGCCCTCCTGCTTCTTTTCTAGGCGCCTTCTACGTTCAGCTAGACGGACCTCTTCGAGCTTAATCATGTCTACTTCAGCCGCGATATTACGCACCATTTTGGCGATATTATCAGCCTTGTTTTCGATAGCGTCCTCTAGGGCTTGAAGAGTGCCGACTAGAGCCTCTGTTGGTGTCTCATCATCCATTATGATTTGTGCAACCTCAGCGTAAGCACCAGCTAGATCATACAGCCTCACAACCCAGCACCTCCGTAGAGCTTCATCACGTGATCAAAGCGTTTTTTCAGATCCACTAGGTATTCAAAATTTTGTTCTGCCGAAAATTCTTCCCAAGATGAAACTAGGTATTTTAAATCCTCACTAATGCTTTCTACCTTCTCTCGTAACTCATCCCCCGGTTCATTAAAGGTTGTAATGCCATGAAGGAGATACCCTTGCCGATCAGGTTCAACACGCTCTGTATACTCTGGAAAATCAAGCAATGTTGGCATAACGTTTTCCCTCCCGTACTAAGGCTACTGCATGATCTTCACAGCGCCATAATTCTGTTTGTAATCCTCCTCTTGTTGATTTCATTTCAGCTAGCTCTCTACCGATCTTGCTGATCTTTTCTTCCAAAGCTAGTATTTCTTCATCCATTGATCTAATTTCTGTATTCAAGCGCTCGATAGCACGATTTTGTTCATTTAGCTCCATTTGAACGGTTCTGATATTTCGCTCCATACTTGTCCAACCTCCGTTTATTTGTTATGGTAGAGGTACAACTTTTTGTTAGGTTCTTTAAGCCGTCTGTTCGTTGCAGGCGGTTTTTCCATGTTCTCTTATCGTTTTTTCAATCTCACGAGTGATCTGCCTATAAATCTCGTAAGCAATGTTGTCTCCATCTGTTTTGGCTATGACCATCATTCTCTGATAGAACAAAAGTTTTCTTTCAGCAGTCTCGATGCTCACATCTTCACCTCCCTCTCAGGATTCTTTCAATTTGTTCAGCTTGTCTTGATAACTTAATGTTTAAAACCTTTTCTGCTATGATTTGCTTCTTTTTAGCGTCAATAGGATTACCGTTCTGGAGGCTTATCTCAGATTGATCGAGCATCCCATTTACAATGTGATATAGCTCCTCTTCGTCCAAACCATCCAGCATTTCTTTCACCTTTTCACCTCCTTTACACCATTACTGATAGAACGTTTTGCATGATGGACATCCCATCCATTCCACAGAAGAACGCTACAGCCACCTCCTTCGCTCCTGTGGCTTCTATCCAAGCTAGTCCCGTTTGGAAATCCAACGTTTTCTTATCTGTCTCCAGCTTGCTTATGCAACTTCTTGAACGATTGAGCTTTTCGGCTAATTGTTCTTGGCTTAACCCTGCTCTTTCTCTGCAAGCGTGCAGTATCGCTCCGAACTTCTTCACTTTTCTCTCTCCTTCTTCAAACTTGTTCCAATTTGTTCCAAATAAGAACAGCTAAATTTGATAAATGGTTTTACAATTAAGTTGTGTTCATCTTTCATGCTTTCCCTCGGGCTGCTCACCTGGGGGAGTTTTTTTAACCAACTCGATAACTTTCTTCTTCGGATTTACGCATCCATTCATCAATAACTTCCTTTCGGAAAAAGATGCGTCCTCTAACCTTTGTATTTGGTATCTGTTTTTTTCGAACCATTGCATATATTGTGTGGTTACAAACACCTAGATAAGTTGCTAGTTCAGAAACGGACATTGTGGTTTTTGTCATATTAATTACTCCTTTTCGAAATTTCCTTTACCTCTTTCTGGTAAAATGGAGTTGTCAGACTTCATAACCATGAGAGGAGGTGAGATATATGAAATTTGAAGATAGTCTAAAGCTCTTTATGCCTCGAGTAGATTCTCCTGCTCTTTCAGAAGAAGATGCGAAATTATTGAGGGAGATGGTATCCCAAAAAGATTTTGACCCTGCTTCTAATCAGTTCACTCAATTGATGGAATCTATCAAAGAGTTCGAATCCGAACTAGATAGCGACCATGAGATAGCATTGCATCTAGCATCTTTTGGAAAAGAAGTAATTTTAAAGGTTCATCAAATCGGGTACATTGACCCATCTTTATTAGAGTTTTCTGGAACTGTGGACGGGCAAAAAGCTAAATTGGTACAAAACGTTAATCAGTTGAACTTCATGATGTGTGCTGTTCAAAAGCCTGACTTAAACAAACCAGCGCGCCGTGTAGGATTTGTTGATTGCGATGAAGCCTTTCAATCTCAGGAATAATTTTTAAATAGCCATTAGAAAGTATTTGTAGAGTTTTCTTTTTAGGATCAAATGTTAAAGTGTTTGGCTGGGGTGCTTTAAGCATTCCAGCAAGCTCTTCTCTAACAATTTCACGAATGCGATATTCATCCATGTAATCACCCCTTAGGCTGTTTTTTGTTCACTTTTGTGACCACAATCAATAAAAAAAATAACCTCAAACTGTACTTCTAATGTTTCGCATATTTCTTTCGCTACTTGCGGACTTGGGTTTCGATTACCACTCTCCAGTAGGGAGATGTAAGACACCGCTTTATTAATTTCTCGTGCAAGACCTCGTTGAGAAAACCCTTTTTTTATTCGAGCCTGAGCAAAATCATGTACCTTAACCTTTATTTTCATTGTCACCATCCTTTCAACTGGTTCCTTATGTGACCATAATAACATTAAATGTAACTTTTTGCAACCATTTTTGGTTCTTTTTGAAAACAATTGTTTTCATTCGTGAACATGGTAAAATAAAACTAATTGTGCTCACAAATGTTTACTAGAAAGGAGGAGACTCCTTGGATTTCGGTAAGTACCTAAAAAATATTCGGGAAAGTCGTTCCCTTTCTGTTAGGGAGTTAGCCAAAAGATCCGATGTGTCCCATTCCCATATTTCTCAAATCGAGACAGGTCAAAGAGGTATTCCAAAACCTGATACTATAAAAAAACTGGCTGATGGGTTAAATATTCCCTTTGACGAACTGATGCAATACGCCGGATATATAGAACAATCTACTTATACTAATCAGGAAGAGTTTGATTCTTTAAATAGTGGCAGTGAAAGCCTCTCTAAAGCTGGTCAGAGAATCAAGCTGTTACGTGAAACAAGAAAATGGTCCCAGTTATTATTGTCTGAAAAACTTGGTATAAACAATAGCGTTCTATCAAGAATTGAAGCTGGAAAGCGTGATGTAGAAGATTATTTGCTTAATAAAGCAGCAGATATTTTTGATGTAACATCTGATTATTTGCTCGGCAGGACAAATGATCCAAGCCCCAATAATAAGAAGTATAATGATAATGATTCAAATATAGGTCTAGCCTTTTCCGATGGTGGAGAAACAGAACTTACTGAGGAAGAAGAGTTATACCTTAAAGAGAGCTTAATGCTATTTAGAAGAATGAAAGAAAAACGTTCAAACAAATAATAGAACCTTTTTAGCCCTAAGGGCTATTATTTTCAACTATAGATACGAACATACGTTTGAGAAACGAGGGGACATCATGGATTTTTCACTTTATAAGACAATGCCATTAGAAGATTGGATTAACTCAATTTATCTCCAAAACTCTATTTGTACTCCTGATGATCTTAAAATTGAACAGATTTCATCTATCTTTGGAGGAGAGGTTATCTATCTACCAACAAATTCTCATGCCAGATGGATTGATGATGGAACTAATGAATTTCTTATAGTGTTGAATAATCGTTTAGATGAGATAGCTATACGTGGTCAATTCTTTCATGAACTTTGTCACCCCCTTCGACACTCGGGAAATCAAAAAGTACTTCCTCGAGCATTCTGCGATTTACAAGAGGCACAAGCTTTTCATTTTCAATTGTACTCTTCAATACCGTTTTATATGGTCAGAGAACTCGATCTCCCTCTATATGAAAAAGACATATCTCAATATATGAGTCATATTTTCAAAGTTCCCATTGAACTTGCAACACATAGATTTAAGCAAATAAAAGCACGCATTCAACAGGAAGAATATCGACTTAATGTTTCCGCCCATCTTCAAGAATGGTATCGAAAATCTAATCCAGAAAACTGGTCTGACGAAACAAAAACACTTTTCCGTCTTGCGATTAAAAGGAAGTTTGAAAAAGGAAGAGAAGTCGTCATTAGATAAAAGTAGCTATTACAATTTTTTGATGAATCACATGCTCCTATATGGTTCGTAAGAAACTGAACTTGCTAAACGAAAGGAATTACCAGATATCAAATCTTGAGGAAGAGGTGGAGATATTGGCTAGTATACAAAAAAGAGGAAAAAACTCTTGGCTACTCGTTGCAGAAGCTGGTTACGATGCTAGAGGCAAGCGTATTAAACGTACAAAGACAGTAAAGGGGATTGGTAAACGAGAAGCAGAAAAAGAATTAGCAAAGTTTGTTACGGAAGTTGAATCAGGAGAATACATTGCTCCTGAAAAGATGACGTTTATTGCATTTGTAGAGGAATGGAAAATTAAATATGGAGAAAAAGAATTAGCTCCTAAAACCCTAGCTACTTATATGAGGTATTTTAAAAACCGTATCTTTCCTTGCTTTGGTCACATGAGATTATATGAAATAAAGCCATTTCATATAATTAATTTTCTTTCTGATCTTACTCAAGAAGGTCAAAGACAAGATGGAAAAGATGGTTGTTTGTCTACAGGTTCTGTTGTATACATATATCGAGTTATGAAAAACGTCTTCACTAGGGCTGTTGAATGGAAAATCATTAAATCTAATCCAGTATCAGAAATTAAAAGACCAAAGATCACTTACAAGGAAATCCTAGTATATGACGAAGAGGAAGTTCAGCAGCTTTTCATTTCTCTTGAAGATGAGCCGATTCACTGGCGTATGATGATTACCTTAGCTTTGACAACAGGCTTAAGGAGAGGTGAATTGGTAGCTCTAGAATGGAAGCACATTGATTTAGAAACAGGAACTATTGAGGTCAAACAAAGTATCTCTAGTTCAGTTAATGGATCTGCAATTATTTCCGAACCTAAAACGAATAAATCAAAAAGAAAAGTTAGTCTCCCCGATTCAGTTTGTCAGCAACTAAAAGAGTATAATTTGCATTGTAGAAAAGAAAAATTACGTCTAGGTGACTCTTGGCAAGGTGGCGATCGATTTTTTGTATTCTTTAACGCTGAAGGAAAGTCATTTTATCCAGAATCCCCATATCTTTGGTTTCGGTCTTTCTTAAAAAAACACAATTTACGTTATATACGTTTCCATGACTTGCGACACACTTCAGCAACGATTCTAATTAATCAGGGTGTACACGCCAAAATAATTTCCGAACGCCTTGGCCATGCAAGTATCGCTACCACAATGAATGTTTACGGACACGCCCTCCAATCAGCAGATAAAGAAGCTGCTAATAAATTTGAATCAATATTTCAATCCAAAGCATCTGGCACCATAAAATAA